GCGCGTGTATGCGCGTGTATGCGCGTGTATGCGCGTGTATGCGCGGGTGAGCGGGCGTTACCTCTGGCAGTCTATCGCGGGATTGTCACACGGTTTGTCGCAACATTGACGGTTTGATGGGTACCGCGGTATAATGTTTTCACGTGACCGAATACCAGAAACGAGCTAGACGGATGTCTCGCCTAGTGATGTTCCGGTAGCCTGACACTTGAGACTTTAGCGGTTTGTCACATAGTTGACGGCAACTAGTAGCAGATGGTATAATGTTCTCAGTCGGACAAACAACATATATCGCGTTCCTTACGATATACGCTCATAACCGAATAGGCTAATCGGTGACCATAGCCAAAATAATAGCAAGGCGTATGCTTCAGCGCGACTAACCGTACTGCTATAAGGGCTCGATTGAGACTATCATTGACTTGATAGTAACAATTAGAGTATGCAAGCGATTGCGACCGTGATAGTAATTGAGACTTGAAGGGTTAGTTGTCCCAAGGGACTAGGCTATACCGAATAGGAACATAATATCTATCATTGATCCGATTGCGACCGATAACACGGTCCCTTGATTTCTCTGTAAATTGCACAGAGTGTAATGTTCGCCGGGCACATGGTTATGGTTAGCCCCGGCATAGGAACGTCTTGAGCAGTCCCCGATGTCTAATTCGAGCGGCCCGGCTTAACCGGATTCGCGGAAAGGTGAATAGGAACGCCCCCACAAAGGGCCCCCTTCGGGGGCTGCTCGAAATGATTAGTTGCTTGAGTAGCTGGTCTTTAAATAGGACTGGTAATTGAGGTAACTATATGACAGTAGCATTGTTCGAACAGGCCGAAAGAGAAGGCCGGGCATACGGGTTAGCGGAAGCAAAACTCATGAAACAAAGCATGGCCGATGGCACGTTTGCCATATGGCCGCCCTGGAGCCCGGGAGCCTATTGCGGAGCCATCCCAACGGAGCCCGACGGCACTCCATTACGCTGGTATGAAAGCGTGCTAGAGGCGGCAGCCGAATCCGAGTACGACCAACAGGAACCCCTGAAGGTCTCGCCCTTCGGGTTCATCTAAATTCTCCCCACAGCCTTGTGGTCTAACGGTTAGGACACCACCCTTTCGAGGTGGGGGCGCGGGTTCGACTCCCGTCAAGGCTACCATTATTCGCCAGTGATTCCTGAGAAGTCCTTCATAGGGCCCCCTTCGGGGCTACATAGGGCCCCCTTCGGGGGCTATACGAGGGGCTTCGATTGGAGACATTGATAACATGACAATCATTCCGGCCATTGGAAAGGATTATAAGAAGAAATCGGCGCTATTGGCCGACTTTGAGGCGAACAAAGAATTCCGAGTCGCCGATACCTCGTCAAAATGGGACGGTAAGCCGGTCAACCGGGCGAACCTGCTCAATGCAGACGTAGGCGAGGTAAAGATTTACTACTCGAAGTTGCGCCGCTCGATCATGGTGCAGTTGCCCCAAACCACCACGGAGTAACTTGCGTCCTTGACCTTAGTAACGAAGGGTCAAGGATGGAGGTTATTATGCAACATAACTCGCTCGCAGAGGTTCGCGAAGCCGTATGGCAAGGCGCGACCTCGAATCTGAGAGCCCGGACGCTATCCTTTCGGGGAACAGGGTCCGATTTCCGGTGCATCTATCATACCTCCGATGGGAGAAAGTGTAACTTCGGTTACGCTATCTCCGAGGAGCTGTATGACCCGGCCTGGGATTCAGGAGCCGGGTCTCACTGGAAAGAGATCTTGAAAGTGATCTCAGAGCAGACGCTAGAAGACTCGCATAGCGCGGATGATGCGGACCTGATTCATAGGTTGATCACCGCTCATGATAACGCGGCGGGGGCGATAAACGACCACGTGACGAAGTACAAGGCGTGGGCGGAGTATATCAGGGAGTTGAGACGTCTGATGCTTCAATACCCGGATATCTTGCCCGCGCCGCCGGATTGGGCCATTATCTCGAACTACGACTTCGAGCCCGTGCAGTAACCTACTTTCGATCCTTCTAACAAGGGATCGAGCTGGAGGTTATTCCATGCCTGAAAATGAGCGGCCACAGAATTTGGCCGAATTGAAACGATTTCTGGTCCCCGGGGTCAAGCTCAGCTTGTTCCTCGTAGGTGAACCATGGCCGGATCCTACCTTGAGGAAGGCGATTGAGTCACCCGAAGGGCTGATCCGTGAGGTAAAACGGGCGCAGTACAACGGGATCCAATTCGAGCCTTCGCCCGGTCATACGTCCGGGAGTTGGTTCTATTGGGGAGCCGCCTCGAACGTGGTCTTCACCCCCGATGCGTTCGGTATCGGGACCTCAGGAGGGATTCTGGGAAAGCTGGTGGAGTACGCCGGCCAAAAGGCCCGGCTTTGGTACCGATACCCCTAAGTATCTCAACCGAGCCCTTTATTCATAGAGGGCTCTGATGGAGGTATTTGACATGAAAACTGAGATTGCCCACACCGTGCGCTTGGTCGCAAGGCTTAACAAGTGGGAGCGCGTGATTGACAGGATCCGGGCGTGTCCGCCGGAGAAGTTCAATATGAGCACCTGGATTAGGGTGCCCGCCATTGTGGTAGATGTTGAAGACTTCTCCGTCACCTATACCCGAGATATTCCCCTGGAGTACTATGAGGGGACGACTTGCGGCGGGGTGTGTTGTTTTGGCGGCCACGCGATCTTGGCCTTGGGATCCCCTGTAGCTCCTCTGTCCCCCTGGTTCGCTGCCGATGCTTACCTAGAGGATTACAAGTCCATCGAAAAAGAGGCCTGTAGCCTGCTGGACATCTCGCAAGGGTCGGACTACGCGGGCACTGTGTTCTACTCCCATCGGTGGAGGAACGAACGAATGCGCCAAGAGTACTCGCAAAATTCGTCTTTGATGACGAAGTACGACAACAAATTCAACAAATCGCTGGAAATCAAGCGCAAAGAAATAGCGATTCGCTACTTCGAGTGGTATATGCAGTACTGGTTGCCTGATGCGCCGTTCTTCGGCGAATACGCATAGGCTTCAAGTATCTCAACCGAGCCCTTTGGGTAACCAGAGGGCCCTGATGGAGGTATTTGACATGGGACCTGTAGTGACGACGCGGCATAAGGACCGCAATAGAAAATGGCGTCGAGTAATCGACAGGATCAAGGCCTGTCCGCCTGATAAGTTTGACATGGGTAGTTGGATTCGCATACTCGGTCCGAAGTCAGAGATGGAATCTGCTTTCGTCTGCTACACTCGCGAAATCCCGTCAAGCCTTTATACGGATACCTCATGCGGTACCGTGTGCTGCTTCGGCGGCCATGCGGTTCTGGAGTTGGGACATCCTCTCAACGGGGAGCAGGACAACCAGGGAGTGGAGCAGGAGGCCTGCAAGCTACTGGACATCCCGCATCTTACGTGGGGCCATAGTGCGGAGATATTCTTCTCCCATCGGTGGCTGAACCGGAGGATCTCCAAAGATTATGAACAGGCCGGACTGCTTTTTTCAACCACGGATCCTGAGCGTAATTTAGAAGCGAGGGCTCGACGGAAAGGGCTCGCGATTAAGTACTTCGAGTGGTACTTGGAGCATGAGCTCCCCGCCGTGCCGTTCTATACCGAATAGTCTCCTGATGGTAACCCTTAATAGCACCGGGGTTACCGATGAGGTGATTATCATGACTCTATGGCAGCAGGTTTACGACCTGTATGAAGATGAAGGGATACTTAATCCGCCAGCGTACCTACAGTACGGCAACTGGTTGGATAGTGCCTTGGTTGGCGCTCTGGAAGGTCGGCCACCAGGACGGTTTGTCAGGGAGCCGGCGGAGCTCTCCTTGGATGAAATGCGAGAGCAGTTCACAGCAGGGGTCTATCCGGTAAACCCAGACGACTCAAGCCTGTCTGCCTTTCATTATCTGGCCAACGCAAGCGGGCACCACTTCTTCGGTCCCGACGATCCCTTATCGTTGAACCAAGTGGGCCGGGTGTTCCACGACCTGGGGCATCTGGCCCACGGCGAGGGATTTAGTCCCAAGGAGGAATTGGCTGTAGCCCTAAAGGACTACCAGTCTGGCCGGGTGCCGTTGAGCCATATCGCCGTCTACCTGACGGAGGTAGTAGCCACAGTGGCATACTTGCAGGTGCGAGGGCATTTTATGCCCGTACAGACCATGCGGGTGATCCCGCTGACTAGCTGGGCCGATCTCCTACTCGGTATCGCTCTGGACTAGCATATTTTAGTCTCCTGATTAGGCCCCTTTAGTTGGGGGCCTAGCTGAGGTGACTTATGGTATATGAGATAGACTTGAGCTCTAAAAAGCAATTCCAATCTAAGGGTAAAAACGGATATTTTCAAGCCCATAAGCTGGCGATAGTAGTACCTTTCGTCGGCCAGACCGAAGAGATCCCCAAGGGCTTTGATATCCTATTCTTCGTGAACTCGAAGCGCATCGGCAAAAGCGACCCTATTCAAATTGCTTTTAGCATAGAGGAATTGCGCGAGCTGCAAGAAAAGATTACCCGGGTTCTCAACTTTGCAAAATGACTCCCCAGCGTCTGTTCGAGCCGGGCGCACCTCCTTGGTGCTGCACGGAAGAAGCGGCTGAAAATATCTTGACGGTTTACCGGCAGGCTCACGCGCTAGAGGTAAAATTCGGCACCTGCTGGTATTGGAACGCGAACCGGATGGCGCATAGGTTGGCCCTGATAGGCCGGGTTAGCGTCCCGGCGGTCTGCCACGTCATCGCGGCCCTGTCACCTAATTCCAGGTGGGAGGATAACATGCGGGACGCAGAAATGGCCGTCCTGGGCAAGCGGGGTCCGTACCGCTGCTACAAGGCTAACCTGAAAAAGGCCAAAGCGATCATCGCCGCCGACCGCAAAAGCGAACCGTTTAAACAGATCCTGAAAGGGCCGAAGGTCAGCGCCTTCGCCCACAACATCCAGCATCCTAGGACGGCTGGTATTGTCACGATTGACGCCCATGCGTACTCTGTAGCGCACTTGTGGCGCTTCACGACACATGGTATGGTTAGATTGACAGAGCAACGATACAGTGAAATGGTCGCCGCCTACGTGGCCGCTGCCGCCACCGTCGGCCTCAAGCCGCATCAATTGCAAGCTATCACATGGGTCACCTGGAAGCGCAAGCATTCCATCTGACCACATTGGCCGAGCAGTACAATTTTAAGAGGAGGTTAAAATTCATGAGAAACGACAGCTATTGTCATTCGCCGCCGGACTACGACGACGAAACCCCCAACGAATAAGCGCCGGCGCTTTCGTGCTTACTCTCTTAGGACTCCCAAGTCCTAGGGGAGGTAGCAGGCAAGCTGCCTACTAGGAGATATTGACACCATGAGAAACTCTACTGCATTACTAGAGCCCGAGAGCATTTTGACCGGGAAAGAACAGGAAGCCGGGCTCGGCTATGACAGCCCCCGGAACTTCCACACGACGGCGACCAAGGAGCAGAAGCTGCGGTTGCTCCGCGGTGAGTACACCGTGGAAGCCCTTGTCGCCGACTTCCCCCGGGTCCCGAAGAGCGACGCCACCGCGGGCATCTTGCAAGACGCGCTCGCCCAAGAGGAGGCCGCCTAATGGGCCAACGATTAGGAATGAAAGTCACGGTCACCGTCGGAATTGGGTATGACCGGGAGTTGAGTCGCATTGACGACTACGACGCCAAGGTCATGACCGAGGAGGCGTTGACGGACTTGACGTTTGAGTTCGGCGGGGTAACGGTGAGTCGCGGCACCGGATCCTGGCAAAATCCGAAAAGTAAGCTGATCGTCCAAGAGCGGGTGAACATCTTCACGGTCTTCACCGTGGATCAAGACCCCGACGTGCCAGAGAAAGTCGCCAAATTCCTCAACAACAAGTTCAACCAAGAAAACGTCCTCGTCGAGGTCGTCTACTTCGAGAACATCGGCATCAATCAGGCGTTCATCTACCCACAATGAACGATCCTGCCTACAGAAAACGAGCCCGGGCGCTCTTCGCGTCCGAAGGCAAGCTGGAAATCGACCCTCTCGCTCGGGTGTCGCGGGGCCCCTCTCGAGGGGCCTACGTGGCCGCTTGGGTGTGGGTTCCTGACGACTCCCTGCCGTATGAGAACGGCGCATCCAACACCGACAAGGATAGACCTCAACTAGAGGCCGCCTAGGCCCCTCAACCCCTCAAGGAAACCATTATGGAAGCGTACCTGAAGTTTGAAACGTCCTTTTCCCGGACCCTCGTCGTGCCGTTGAAGTACGACGAGTCCGAGAAATACATCTACCATTGTGGGACACGGGATTCCGACGAAGTAACCATTAGCATCACCGCCAAAGGGCCCCTTGATGCGAATGGTTTCGTGATAGACAACGGGCAGCTTGACAAGATCCGACCAATCCTGGCCGGCATCCCCAAGATCTCTATCTCCTGCGAGCAGCTCGCCCTGGCAGTCATGGAGCACGTGTTCTCTCTCCGTATCGACCTCACGTCGGTCACCGTGACCGTCTCCGGCGACATCCCAGGCGGGGCCACCATCACCGGCCACTCCCAAGGCCATGGGTCAGCTCGGAGCCTGCTGGAGAGTATCCCGCCTCGACCGGCGATTTACAACAACACGACCCGGAAATACGTCTACACCGACTCCTTCTACCCCAGCCCCAGCAAGAGATGACCCTCACGTCGATCCTTAGATACTTTCGCTGTAGGTGGTACACCTACTGGCTAGGCGATAGGATGACCCCGCCGCCACATTGGAGGCAATGAACACTGACATAGGAGAACCAAATTGGGATTCAAAAGCATACTGAAGAAAATAGGCATCACCGCCGCCAACGTCGCGGTCAACACCGGCCTCCGCTACGCGGGGATGACTCCGGTCAACCTGCGGAACCTCGCGGGCGATTCCGCAAAAGCGGTCGCTGATGAGCTAAAAAAAAGCGGGGCGCGGCCATTGGGGCTCGCGGACCTGACTATCCCGATCGGGGAGCTGAACAGCGAGAACTACGCGCTCGCGTTGCCCCAGCTCTCAGTAGGCTTCCCCAAGACGCAAGACTTGGAGGTGAGCCAAGCCAACGTCCGCAAGGTGCTGAAGCTGCTCGCCGAGTATTACTTCTGGGCGAGCGCCAAGGGCGTGCTCTCGTTGGCGAACAACGAGCCACGGCTCAACATCCCGGCGATGCCGCCGGACATGATCGAAAACATTCGAAAAGAGCAAAAAATAGACGGCGGAGCCACAACTACCCCGGCTAAACCAAAATTCAACTAACCCGAGGAAAACACATGAGAAAGACTATTGAGCGTGAAGAGGAAACAAATGCCGACGACTACGTGGCGTACCTGTTCTCCTACCTTATATGCCCCGAAGACAGCGTTCTGACCCAGCTAGACTCCATCGTCTACGTCTCACGGGTGGCCGTCGTCTTTGCGGAACATCGCGAATCGGCCATTGCCAAATTGGCTGATAAGATTGGCGCTGTGCGAGTCAATAACCCTGCTACGCTAGGTACCCGCGCCCCCCATGACCGGTTCTACATTACCGACAGCACTACCATTCCCACTGACTCTGCGTTCTACACCTCTGGCAAACACCCCGGCGGCGCTACGCGACTCGGAAAGATCTCGTTCACCGATATGACCATTAAGGAATACAAGAACCGAGACGGCTGCCTCGCCATCTTCTAGACCTCCATGCGAAGTCGCGCAGAGGAAATCGCCGATGAGCTCCGGTGGGAGAACATCTGGCAAACCCGGCACCACCAACCCTGGAGGGCCCAACAAGCCCTCCTAAACACCCCGAGCATGTGCCCTATTGGGACTTCTGCCGGCGCAACCGCCGCCCTCGGCGACCCCGAGGAATCCACGTCCCTAATCCCCTACTCCCCTTCTAACCCGCGGGCCGCCCGCACGAGGAAATTATATGCTGTATCTGGAACACACTGAACCAAAACGACTAATCCACCCCGGCTGGAAGAGCGGCCAAACCGTTCTGTCCCCCGCCGTGCTCGCGACGGTCAACCTGCCTACGGGCATCCAAATCCTCTGGCCCCTGGGTGGCCGGGCGGGGACACTTATCGAAACCCAGGAGTTCAACGAGTGGCGAACGGCGACGGACCAACGCTGGGCCGAATCGCTCTCCGAGTGGGTCAACCGTATGCTATGCCGGACGTCCACCGCCGCCTGGACTTCCCCCTCGATTGCCTACACCGACCTCAAGGCAAAAGGCCGCAGCCTGCCGCACCCAGGGGCCGAGTAGCCATGCGACCCGACGCCGAAGACCTCGGCTTTCTGAAAGAGTTTATCATCCCCCCTCCCAAGGAGTCCTACATTGCCCCGCCCCCTCACCCAGACCCCCTACCGGAAAACAAGGATAACGATGGCACAGGACATAAATAAAACCCCCCTCTGGGATGACGATTACGGGGAAGACTGTGAGTACCCGAGCTGTCAGCCGCCGGAGCCGCCGAGCTTTAAAGAGCTCTGCTACTTTGCGGTGCTCGGAGCCCTGGCGGTCTACGCCGTCTGGACCATCTTCCAGGGGCCAGTATGACCCCCGAGGCCCCCGGCGTTATCGCCGGCCTCAAAATAGGCGTCTTCATGTTCGGCCTCTGCTTCCTCATGCTTCCCACCGCCGCCTTTGTCCTTAGCTGGAAAGAGCGTAAGTACGAGATCGACGCGATAATCTGGGCGGGCATTGGCTTTTTCCTCCTGGCCATCGGCTTTCTAAGCTCCGCGGCGCTCTGGTCCCAGATCGACAAAATCCCCCGGTAACCCCTATGAACAGAGAACAATGGCTCACGACCCTCACCGACCGCCTCCGACCCCACTTTAAAGCCTGCGAACATGAGCTGCCGGAGACTCTCCGGGTCAGCGTTGGGTTCGCGAGCAAGACGCCCTGGAAGACCCTGGGTCAATGCTGGGTGCGCGAGGCGGCCCCGGATCAAGTATCTCAGATCTATATATCACCTAAGATGGTGGAACCTGTCCAAGTCGGCGGCGTTCTCATGCACGAGCTGCTGCACGCGGCGCTGCCTTCGGGAGCCGGCCACAAGGCACCGTTTAAACGGGGCATGGCCAAAATCGGCCTCACCGGCAAAGCGACCTCGACTGAGATCACCGAAGCAACCCACGACATGCTGTCTCAGATGGTAGCCGCGATCGGCGATTACCCCCATGTCGAGCTCATCCCCCTGCTGGTAGAGAAAAAGCAAACCACCCGGATGATAAAACTCATCTGCGCGGCAAATGACCGCCACGAGGATGATTATCTGCTACGAGCGTCCCGCAAAACAATCGCCCTCGGGCTACCGACGTGCTTCTGCGGACGTGAATTCCCGGCCCCCGACCTTGAAGACGAGGATCCGCCGGAACCCGCCTGACCCAGGCCCAACACCCAACCTAAAGGAACCCCATGCCGTTTGAAATCACCAAAAACTCCCCCCTTCCTCCCCGCGCTTTGCGCTCGGGCGAGTTCCGAGACACGCTAAACAAAATGGCCGTAGGCACGGATTATGTCACCGTGCATAAAAAGACCCAGGTCAGCAACTTTTGCATTGCCGCAAAACGGCTAAACATGAAGACGGCCAGCCGGACAGTCAAAACCGTTGACGCCGACGGGCTCCTGGAGACGAGCTGGAATATCTGGCGGGTCGAGTAGCCAAATGCTTGAGCGCGTGGTCCTGCTCCTCTGCCTCACCCTGATAACCAGCATTATCACCTCCTCTCTCATCTGCGCCTGGGAAGACCTTAGCACCGGGCGGGAGTGGAGAGGCTCCATCTTCTGGTTCGGCTGCTACCTGCTGGTTTACATCTATGATTTCATCCACCTCTTGCCTCTCTAACCCCATGCAAAACACCTCAATCAACTCTCTTGTACCGCCCTTGCTCTACGTCCTGCAAGGTATCCCCGGCGGCGGCAAATCGACCATCGCCAAACAAATACTCGAAATCAACGCCCCGGCGCTGCGGATCAACCGGGACGACCTCCGGGCCATGACGGGCGCTGTCCGGCCCCCCGAGTCACTTATCATCGAGTCCGAGAGAAAGCTCGCCCGCCTCTGGCTCTCCCTCGGCATCACGGTCGTGGTAGACGACACCAACCTGACCGCCAGATCACACGCTAGCTGGTCCGAGCTGGCCAAGCAAGCCGGCGCGGCCCTGCGGTTTATCGACGTCCACGCGGCCAACTCCGAAAGGGGCCGGCTGGGCAACTCGATCGAGCAAGCCCGGCTTGTCAACTCCGAGCGAGAGACCCCGGTACCAGAAGACGCCATGGATAACTTCCAGGCGCTCTACCAGGACTACCGGGTATTCCTTACGCCGCACCCCAACCTTACCCACCTGACTGGGCCGCTGCGGCTGCCCCGCCCTCGGGCGATCATCTGCGACCTCGACGGCACCTTGCTCTACAGCGACGGCAAGCGCAACATGTATGACCCCGGCGACGCCTGCCTGACAGACACCTGGAATTACGGCCTGCTCGACATCATGGCCGCCCTGCGGCTGGACAGCAGTATCGGCAAAATCATCTTCCTCACGGGCCGAACCTTGTCAAAGGCCACCGAAGCCGCGACCCTGCAAAAGCTGCACGAAAAGTTCTACAGCAGGCACTTCGGCAGCGTGGATGACCGGACCTCGACGTTCTCCCTCCTCGGCAGAGCGCCGGCGGACACCCGGGCGGACTGGCTGGTCAAGAAGGATTTCTTCCTCAGCCTCATCGCCCCCCAGTACCACGTCGCGTATGTCTTCGACGACCGGCCTCAAGTCTGCCGCATGTGGCAGCAGCTCGGACTGCCCCTCTACCAGTTGGGCTTCGGGCGGGAGTTCTAGGATGAGCGTCAAATGCGCGATCGACCGCCCGGACGCCCCGGCGTACATGATCTTCAGCTCCTTCGACTCCAGGTCAAAGCGCTTCTGGGGAGTATGCGAGGCCAACAAGGGCGGCAAGGAAGTGTTTATCAGCCACGAGGAGAAAGACGTCCGCAGCTACTTCACCGCGCTGGTTGAACAACGAAACATGGACCCGGAATGGACTCCCCCTGAGGCCCTTCCGGGGTATTTCATGAAGGACTGGGTAGCACTCGCCCGAGAGCTAGCTTTGGCGGTGCCATACGGGCACCCGATATTGGAAAAATACACACAAATGGAGAAAACGTTACTCAAATGACAAACCCTAACGCCTGGATAGGCTATGAATTCGACGGGGTAGTCGCCACCATACCGGCGGACAATACTACCATCCTCGGCAAACCGATCAAAAAAACCATTGAACAAATTGAAAAACAGCTTACCCTGGGCTTCAAGGTCCGTATCGTGACCCACCGGGTCACCCGGGTCACTGACTCGGCGGAGTGGAGTAGAAATATCATCCTGGTCCGCGAGTGGGTAAACTACAACATTATCTACGGCTGGAAGATCCTGCTGACGAATTTGGTTGACGCCGACATGAAAACGCTCTACCACCGGGCGGGCGTGGGAATGTTGAGCAACACCGGCGAAATGACTTGTACCGCGATTTCCAACGCCTACGAGGCCCAGATACTTGACCTGACGACCAAGCTAGAAAACCTAAGGGCTAGCATAGATTCCCAGTCGAGCATCCGGGCAACGAACAACGAAGTCACGCTACGGGCTATCGAAGCAGCGCTCCACCGGCGAGAAAAGGCCCTCGGGCTCACCTATTCCTCGGCGATCATAGCTAACGGAGCGGGCGGCTAGCCCGAGCACCCCATGCCGCGCACCCTAAGCCGCCGGATTGATCCGTTAGCTCTCCCTGAGGGGGCGGCCCGGAACCGGCTAATCGCAACCTGCCTACGAAAAACCGCCTTCCCTACTGAACGCCGGGCGAAGGAGGCGGTCGTGAAATCAATCATGGAAGCCCCGACATCTGGAAAACCCCTGGCCCCAGGGTATGAGTTCACCGCGTACACATGTGACTTTTGTCACCAATGGCATGTAGGCCGCCGGCCCTACGCGGCGCTTACCTAGGTATCCTACCAATCGAGTTGACACATTACCGGCCCGGGCGGTAAAATAATAACGAAACCAGAGCACATTGTGAAGAACACGAAAACCAACAAAAGTACCGATAAGATCGAGGGCATTTCCGGGCGAGACCTGGAGATTCTTCAGCGCATCTTTTCGCCGATGCTAGTCACGGCGGACGACGAGGAGGGAGAAGACGACTTCGACGACGACGACGACGAAGACGAAGACGACGACGACGAACTCCAGAAAGAGTGGCCCGTCGGCTGCCGAGAAGTACCCGGCGATGAGGACGACGAGGATGAGGATGAGGACGAAGACTTCGATGACGACACCTACGGCGACGACGGCATCCTACGCCGTAGCGACGAACAGATGCCGGCCTCTGTCGCCCTAAACAACCTCGGCCAGCGCCTCCAGGCCCTCGAATTGTGGGCCTTTGGTCGCCACGCCGTCGGCAGCATCCGCTAACCCCCCGGGCCCTCTTCCTGAGGTACCCAAAACCGCCTTCCGGCCCCTTCAGTAGAGGGGCCTCAACCCTTAAAGGAAATCATGTCTGACACAAACAATCACCCCAAGCAACTGCGAATTCTTCGCAAGGCCATCTACACGGTGCTGAAAGGCTCCATGGGCTACTCCGAGGTCTCGGAGATCCTGACCAGCGGCCTTGCCAACTCCGACGCCCGCTCGACCTCCATGCGGAAGACCCGGAAGCGGGCGGCCCGCAAGACGGATCCGCAGCCTACCACCCTGGCGGCACCCATGCCGCTCGTCTTCCCGGTCTCGGTGATCGGCTAGTCGTAGCGTTTAAACACTCAACTTTCGGGGGCCTAACGAGCCCCCTTTGGTACCCCACTGGAGAAAATTCACATGACAACGGAGCAAATAACAGAAGCCACTGAGCGTGGCACCGCCTGGGGCGAGCAGGAAGCCGCGGCGGTCCAAGACGACATCAACAACGGCCACCTCAGGTCGTGGCCCGAATGGACGTTCGGGGCCTACTGCGGGGAGCTGCCCCACGCCCGGCCTACCCTGCTCGCCAACCTGACAATCTGGCAAGGCCGGACAGCGGAGCAAGAAACGGAACGAGCGGACTACGAAGACATCCTCGACCGTGCCGCTATGGCGGCCTACAACAGACCCCCTCATGCCACCTATTAAACTACCCAAACCGCAAGGAGCGGGGCCCTTGACGGGCCCCTCAACCTCCCCCCTCCACCTGCCCCCCTGGCTGCACGACACAGCCCCGGAAATGGAATGTGAGGGCCAACTGACTGCCGCCCGGCTCGAAATCACCCGAATTCTTGACCGCTTGGCCGAAATGCAAGCCACCCTGGAAGCCGTGCTCGGGCGACCCTTGCAGGCCCCGTTCGACGACCCTTTCGTTCCCACAATACCAGGAGCCTCTAATGGCACACCCTGGTGATTACCGCCACGCCATACCTCCCGGGCTGACCGCGACCGAGAGGTTGGCATGGTGGAGGCGGATCGTGCGGGAGATTAAAGAGTGCTCCCTTGCGCAGCGTCGGGCGACTATTGCCCGGGCGAAAATGCAGCCGGCCCCGACGCCCTTAACCAAAATGGAGGAGCTTTGGCTGCAACGCAGTCAGTCCCCTCAGAACTTCCCACCTCAACACACTTTTCCAGGATCTACCCTATGCGATATCTGATTTTCCTTTTCGCCACCGCGATGTACGCGCAAACCACCATACCGCCGTCGATGCTGCGGGAGTCGAGCGCCCTGAGCTCCCCGCCGTCAGAGATACGGTTTTATGCAGTAGCCCTTAATGGGGATGCGTTTCGCGTCAAGGTGGGGGCCGGGCTGGGCCTGCGCCAGACGCCCGCCGGCTGGGTGCTCGACGCTGCACCGGTGCCGCCTGCGGCCCCCCAGCGGCTTACAGCTCGGGTGCTCCAGGCCAACGCCTGGGGGCACTATGTTGTAAGCGCCGAGGCCCTCATCATGCGTAACGGGATGCTGATGGTCGCGGGGGGCGACTACGACCATAACGGCGAGGGGGCGCTGCCGAAAACGTCCTGGGCGGGCGATCTCGTCGTGGCAGTAGAGCTACAGTTGGCGGGACCCGTGGCGTCTGGCGTCGCGGCGGACCAACCAACGCTCGCCCGCGTCGAGCAGGTGCAAAACTGGGATCAGGTCTCGAACCGTGCGCACCGCTCGCCGCCTGATCCGCTTTACAGGGCAGGCCTCGGCACCAACCAGCTTCGCCCCGGGCGCATCGGGCCGGAGAACTACAACACAACCTCGCGCTGCATCTGGTGGACGTTTGCATTTGTTCGGCAGCCAGCGGAAAGCTCGGTATTGATTGACTGCGGGGTGGAGCCCCCAAAGATTACCGCCCAGGGGCCGCCGCAGTAAAGGAATCCCTAAATGACTAAATACGAAGACAAAGTACACCTGCGTTCTTGTAAAAAGGACCTCGCTATTCTGACCAGCGAGCGAGACGTAGCCCGGGTCGAGCGCGACGCCGCGGTGGCCCGATGGGCGAAGTTCGAAGAGTGGTCGCCCGAGATCCAGAAGCACATAGTCGCGGGCCGCGGGCTGGCCGCCCGGATACTCCTGGAATCGTTACTTGACGGGGACCAAGGATGACGGCGGCTGAGGCTGCCGACAAGCTGACCCAGATGGCTGCCTGGACCACCAGCTTCGCCAGCAAGTACACTTTTGGCTCAAGCCATTATGCCAAAGAACGAGTAAAGGCCAGCACCGGCGAGGCCGAAGCCTTGACCCTCGGGGCCTTTGCCCTCAGGCATAACGAGCTGCTGAAGTACTCACTGAACGAAGCCGAGCAGAAATACGAAGAGGCGATGAAAACTCATGCGTTAGTGGTCGCTGTGTATACCTCCCACCACGCCTACCTAGGCAAAGAGGGAGTGGCCGGGAAGGACGACACGGACGAAATGCAAACATACCATGCGGCCTGCGACGCCCTGAGTGCTTTTGGCGCATCCCTACGCGCCGCGAAGGAGGCCGGGAATGGCTAACGACCGTCAGTTAATCCTCAATATCCAAACAGCAGTCGAGGCACTGAGTACGCTCTACGAGGAGCAGCGGGCTGTATTGCAGCACAGAGTGCGCTTTGAAGCCGCCGAGCGGGACGCGGCGCTCCATGAGGCCGAGGAGCTCCGGGGCCGGGTGGCGACGATGCAGAAGGCTCTTGAGCAAATTGAACGCGGCTGCTCCTTCCCTGAAGACGACGTGCAGCGAGCCATAGTCAAGGTTGCCCGCGCCGCCCTCGCGGGGCCGGAGACCTCCACATGACCGACATCACCGTCACTTGCGCCATCTGCGAGGGCCTTCTCTGGCTCTCGGAGTCCCTGGAGGTCTCCGACTATGACGACACGGTAATCTGCACCGATTGCCGGTCACTGCTGGCCGCCCTCGGGCCCCTGCCCCCTCCTGGGCCCCCTTCGGGGGCCGACTACTGCCCGATAACCAAAATTACCTGTTTAAACACCCAATGCCTGTCGTCCAAAAAATGCGCCGGCGGCGGCGGCGATTTAGAAGAAAAGTGCCCGAGCTGCGGGACGATCGGCTGGCCGGGCCTCTGCGATTGCGAAGACGAATGGGAAGACGAGGAGACCGATGACGACGACAACGACGACGATGACTAAAGACGAATTGAATAGCCTAGCGGCAGTTCATGTGATGGGCTGGGAAAAAGCCACAGACGCCTACGGCGAAGACGGGTTTCTTACCCCCGACACGCCCCGCGATTTCATGTACCACTTCACCCCCACGACCGACGCCAACGACGCCCTCCGGGTAATAGCGTCGATGCGTTTAAACGGGTTCGAATACGAGGGCAGCTCCGAGGGCTCCAAACACTACTTTGAGTTTTATGCAACCGAAGACGCCGCGGTAGCGCGGGCCGGGGCCCACCGCGACGCGCTCATGACGACCGCCATCGTGATGGCTGCGCTCAAGGCGATGGGGGTGGCGATTGCCTGAGCCCCCCGCTAAGCCCCCTCTACTGCCCCCTTCGGGGGCGACCCGGCCATCGCTACTTACTTACGAAGAGCACACTGCTATCGCCGCCGTGCTCAACGATATGTTTCGGGCGGGCATAGCCTTCGCCAGCGGCAAGGCCACCTCGCCCCGAAGATACTCTCTTGTGTCGGGGATGGAAGATATAAAAAAAATACTGGAGGCAACTCATGCCAAGTAACGAAGACCTGCGCGAAGCAGATCACTGGTTCCGCCAAGGATTGTTTGCCGGGCCCCCCGAGAAACCCGCTAAGCCCCCACCGGAGCCTGACCCTGAACCCCAGCCGGCACTATACGAAGAGCCGCTAGAAGACTTACGAGACCTAGAAATAAGGAGACAACGAGGAAGATGGAATCCAAAATACCCCCCGGCATTCACGGAATAAGCGACGCACAGTTCGTGGAAACCCAAGCATACGCAGAAAAAATGATTACCGCGCTCTTGCCCGCATTGGACAGCGTGGTCAAAAAATTCACCGAAAGTGCATACGAGACCATCCAGAACTACGTCGAGTCGAGCCTGGAATCGAACACGGGCTACAACCTTGCCGAGCTGGTGCGCCTCCGGGCCAATGACATCATCATGGGGCTTTTGAACGGCGATACCAATAAAGCCGAGGCCGAAAGGTGGGTCATCGACTTTGACGCCGCCCGCTTCCGGGCCCTGGTCTACGCCGAGCACAAAAACGTGATCCAAAACAAACTAATCGACGAGCTCGTAGTGAAGAACGGGAGCCTCCAAAAACGCTTGGACCGGCACGAAGATTACCAGAGGAACCGATGACACTTGATGAGAGAATGGCCGAATTTGCCGCGCTGAGAGAAGCGGGCACGCCGGGGGAATGGTGGCCCTACCGTAGATACAGCGTCGTGGCGGGCGCTGCCGGAACGGGAACGGTGGTCTGTCAATCCGCAGATGGGGGAGTCGGGGCGGCGGCGTGGGCGAGCAATCGGCCTATCATCATCGCCTCCGTCAACCTCGTGCCGGACCTGATCGCCGAGATACACCGGCTGCGGGAGGTGGCGCTCCATGCCGCAGAATAGGGATCCGAGAAAGCGCTTTAGACCGAAGGACCGATTCCTGTGTGTTAAGGATAAACACGGATGGCGCGACGCGATCACGATTGTCGCAACCGGTAAAAAAGTAGAGCAGGGTCACCCTCGAAACATCAGGCTCGGGGGCAATTGGGTCGAATATCGCGACGAGTTATTTGCGGATATTTGGTGCAGTTACGTGGTAGACATGCGCCGCCGTCTCGTCGGTGCCGAGGTGCTTTATGCAGCCAAATAAACCCCGCGACCTCGACGAGAGAATGGCCGAATGGGCAGGGCTGGATAAGGCGGGCACGCCGGTGCCGTGGGAAGTGGAGAATCTCGAAGGGTACCTGTACCGTAACGTCGGGCGATATTGGGACAGGACCACCGAGGAAGCGGTTCGGGAACATCAGCTTTTTTTCACCTCCGTCGCCATCGTCCCCGACCTGATCGCCGAGGTGGCGCGGCTGCGCGAAGCAGTCAACGGCTGGAAGGAACTTAAAGAATTGTCCAATCAAATGGAGGATGCCGCTGAGTTGCGGGCGGCGCGTATGGCCGAGGCGCTCGGAGAACTAGAGTACGTGGCAGACAAGCTCCGCGGCGGGGGCTACTACCCCTACGACGATGCCGCGGTGGACATAGACGCGGCAGTCGCGGCCTCTTCGGGCTCCGGCAGCGTCTGGTTGAAGGCGACAGAGAAGCGGGCGGCTGCTGCGGAGCTGGTCCGGGTGGCCGGCTCCCGCTATATTCGCAAGGGCAGCGGGCTGGCGGAAAGACTCCAAATTGTCGTCTCCAACGCCCATTTGGTCTCCCAAGACCTAGACGTCGTGACGAGCACGGATCTTAGAGATCGTGCCGCCGATCTAACCGACGAAGCCAACGCCCTGGAGGGCAAATGACTCGAACGCACGCCCTAAAATGCTACCCTGAATACTTCATGCTGGTCAGATACCGGCGCAAGAACTTCGAAATCCGCCAAAACGACCGCGGCTTTATGATCGGCGACACTATAATCCTAAAGGAATGGCTACCCGACAGGAAAGAATACACCGGTAAGGAATTGTCCCGCGAGATCGTAGACATGTTCGAAATGAACATCATCGCCGACAACACCGTCGCGCTCATCCTGGAGGCCAAATGAACTACGCGGATGCCCTAAGAGCCTTCGCCGATCTCAACCGGCTGAACATCCGCCAAGACGGCCCACCCAAAGACGCCGCCGAGCTGGCCCACGACCAAAAAATCCTCGCGGGGATCGACGCCCTCCTGGCCGGGGCCGAGGCGCTGGACCGGGACGAGCCCGAGCCCGAGGGCTCCAAGCAAGGGGCTTTACGCGGCGAGCCCCCAGCCAGAGACCCCCTCAAAAACCCCCAGCCGGGGGACATCATACGCCCCCGGACTTTTGTCGCCCTCATGATTCTCGTCTTGACCCGCGACGCCGACCACACCATCACCTGGGAAATCCTGCCCAAGCACCGGGTTCCTCAAATATCCTCTTGCACTCTCCAACAATGGGTGCTCCATCTGGCCAAAGGGGCCACAGTACTACCCTTTAATGGCGAGCTAATCCCATGAGAATACCCGACTTAGACCTCATTGTCCTACAGGCCCTGGAGGGCATCCGCAAAGACGACGCCAGTAAAGCCGAAATCACCGCAACGATCTTCCGAAAGGTCGCCCTGCTCGACCGAATCGTCGCCGGCTGCATCGCCTACCACGACGCCCCCTCGGGCAACGACTCCCGCGAGCTCGACGCCTACATGGCCGCCCAAGCGGCTCTTCATGATTACGTCGCAGAACAACAACGTGCCCGCCGTGTACCGCCGGCTGCGCCGGCTACGCCCCCTTCCGCGCCCTCTTCAGCGCCCCTCCGGGGCGACCTCGGCCCCGACGCCTACCCCCCGGACCAATGGAACTATCGGGGCGGCAACGGGCTATAATCCAAAATCATCAACAACTCCACAAGGGCCTTTAGTCTATCCGACTACTAGGCCCTTTTGTATTTTACCCCTAATCCTTATGCGAATACCCCACAAAGTCCACGTAGTCGGCGTCTACTCCTTCTACCACCAGCGGTACCTCTGGCACGTCAAATCATACTACCCCGCCGGGCTAATCCTGGCCATCTACATCAACTTCCCCAACGCAATCGCTTACGCCGGCTCGAAAAACCGCTGGTCGCCGGCTCCCCCTACCGCCCCCTCCGTGGGGCCCAACCAAGGAACCTAATCACCATGTCTCTCCTATCGCCACTACGCGACTCGGCCCCCAAAAATTTCTACTACATCCCCTCCTACCCCCTCCAGCACCTCTCCACCGTGCCGGAAACCATCCTCCTGCTCCTCCAGGCCTTCCCCGAAACCCTGGTGCTCGCCGGTGGGTCCCTCGGGGACCGGCTGGCCGACCGCCTACCTCGGGATTACGATTTCTTCATATCCGAGAACTCCCCCCTCCGTGCTGAGGTGGAGAAGTTCTTCAGCGAACAGTTGCAAACCAGCAAGGTCACCTACTCCCAGCGGGCGACCACCTTCGCCGGCATCCGAGGCGGGCTCCCCATCCAGCTCGTCCACCTGATGACTTTCGCCTCCCCGGAGGACCTCCTACCTCACTTTGACTTCACCGTGAGCATGGCGGCCCTCTGGTGGCCCAAAACGGGCAATGCCTGGAAGCTCCTGGTCCACCAAACCTGGGAGCACGACGTCCTTACCAAGGCGCTCACCTACACCCCGTTCTCCTGGCCGGCTCCTCCCTCCCCCGACGAAATCAAATCCGGGCTCCTGCTCGGCGGCAACCTCGACCCGGCGTACACCCGGAATCGCCTCGCCGGCTCCCTTCTGCGGGTGCTGAGGTTTACGGCCCGGGGCTACACCATCACCCCGCTGGAGTACGGGAAGGTGGTCTTCGACTTCACCACCCTGTACGCCCGGCTCGACGCCGCCGCCAAGCCCGCCACCGCCCTCGCAATGGCGAACGATTTCTCCGCGGGCCTCTACGACCCTCGCCGGGCCTCGGCGACCTCTAGCAACCCTGAGGACTTCTAGCCCGGCAGCCGGAGTGAGAAGGGCCCGTCAAGGGCCCGACCCGGGGTTTGTGCCCCTATGTTATCGAATCAGCCTTTGCTGATTCTTCCACTGTGCGACCGCCCCCACGCCGCGTATACCCGCGCGTTAATATATACGGACCATTTTTTCGAGACCCAAATGACAAAACCCACAATTACAGCGTTTAAACGCTCACCCACAGAACCCGAATTGTTCTTCTTCGGAGTCTACTTCACGCTCGGGGAGACCGGCGGCATGCTGGTGCCCGGCTTCCGAATTCGAGACTCCCTTGCCATGCCTCCTGTTTATAGATACGGCAGTTTCTTTAACCGTACTGTGCATCTATCGACTACTACTGCCGCTGAGATAGTCGATGAGGTATCACCTCTGTTCGAAGAGGCTACCGGGACTTCGCTTCTCCGGGACGACTCTGTAAAGTTCTTACAGATGAAGCCCCAGGATGTTTACCTTATCGCCCCAGACTTGTTGACCGAAAATCAGACCGAAGATGCTAAGAGGCGTCTCGCCTCTCGATTGGATCCCAACGGCAAGACCGCGGTGAATTTACGCAAGGAGGCCAAAGATCTCAAACGGGCCGCGAACCGGGCTGCCCATGCTGAGATGCAAGCGGCCAAGGAGGCTGCCCGGCGGACCCCGGGCGTGCTTGCCTTCCTGGAGGGCCCCACGCTATAATGGTATTGAATGGCACGCATATCAATTTCTGACGTAGAATTCATCCACCGGCAGGTCAAGGATTACCTCAAACCCTTCCGGTTCACGCTCTCCCTCTGGTGGACCACCCCGGACCACAACGACATCGGGGTAGACATCAAAGGCTGCATGGGAGGGCGGGGTAAAGATGGCCGTGCAGAGTGGCGTATGCCCATGCACCGCGCCGGGGCCTTCTGGGTTTACACCGGCAATGCCTCCCCCGCCCTGTACAACATCATCCAAGGCGCTCTAGAGGCTCGCGGCTATTTCGGCGACCCCCAAGACCCGCTCGGGTGGCTTGACGCCGTGGCGGGGCTGCCAGCACCACCCAAAGGGCATCCCAGCAAGCCCGCGACGGAATTAGGGTTCCCCGGGGGCTTTGATGTCCCGCTTTAAGCAGAACCACCCGGATATCGCCCCCCGGCTGAGCCCCGACGAGTACCAGGGGTCGGCCTCTGCGCCCCCGGAGGGGGTCCCCTTGCCTATGTCAGACACAATAGTGGAGGTGGAAAACGGGCACGGGGCGTCGAAAAACCCCGCCACGGTGGCCGGGAAGACGGCGAAGAAGTTTGTGGATTTGATGTTGACGGGGGAGACGGTGCAGATGGCCGCCAAGCGTTTACACGCTACGGTGGGGACTTTGATTGCCGACCCGGCGTTTATGGCCCAGGTCCAAGGGCTGGTCGTGCAGGGGTACTTGCCCGCCGAGGTCCGAAAAATGATGATCCGGGGCGGGCTGAATCAAGCCTTCGCCCGGGGGATTAACAGCGACGACCCGGATTTACGAAAAGACGCGCTGAATGCGGCCAAGCAGATAGCTGAGGATCCTGAGGTGGGGCTCAAGCATGCCGGGCCCGCGATCGAGATTGACCTCGGGGCGCTAGCTGACATTTTCAACAAGGCAGAACAATGAGCATACCAGTGTACGAAAAACTCTCCGGCTCGGCTGAGGTGCCCTCCGAGCTGCGCTTTCAATCGCATGTGAACGACCAGCGGTTTTTGGCGACCCGGGCGGATGCTGTCAGGACCGGGCACGACCACCACATATACCACCAGCTAAAGACCAGTATTTGGACCGCGGCGCTGAAGTGGTTATCGGCCCCCGGTGACGAGGATCCCGCATAATGGCGAAGGTCACCGTCGCCGAGCAGTTGACCCCCTGGCCCTTCATTGAAGCGGGCATTGACTGGGATCGGGTATCCGCCGCGGTCGGGGATCTCTCCGAGCAGGGCTCCCGGTCTTACAGTTTTGAGCAAACCGACGCCCGCGAGATAGTCTACCTGACCGCCCAACGATGGCTGCCTCTCGACCTTCTCAACCTGAAGGTCTCCCATGTCGAACAGGAACACGACGATGCACTGGTACCGGAGTTCCCGGGCCTGCTGCAAAAATCCATTATCGACATAGAAGGCGAGCTGCTCGGGTTCTCCACCGCGTTCAAACCCTACGCGGGCCAGAAGTTCATCATCGACTGGAAGACCAGCGGCGGCGGGCTGGATACCAAATGGTCAAATGACCTCAAGGACTCCTGGCAGTGGCGAATTTACGCCGCCCAGCGGGACGTCCAAGTCATCTTGTACCGGGGGCTTAGCCGGACTAAGGTTTTCCGCGAGGTGCCGATCGTGGTACCGTTCGGAAACACCGCGCTGGTTCACATGCACCTGAAGGGCATTTACTCGCAGATAGACGCCTTGAAGGACTTTCCTATGTGGCCGAAGCACCGCCCGTCGGCCTGCTTTAGCTATGGGATGGACTGCGAGTACAGCGGGCCTTGCGGCGAGGAAGAGGGGCCGTTTGGAGGAATTGACTTCACCCGGCCTATCAGTTACTCTGGGTCTGAGAGGTTCCTTTCCTGCCCCGAGAAGTTTCGGCGAAGCCGGCTTGCCGGCGCTGAGCGTGGGGGCAGTGAGGCAACGGAGTTTGGTTCTGCGGTCCACCGGGGCATGGCGGAAATATACAGGCAGGTTTACAAACTATGATACAGCTATCTCACGGGGAACTGGAGCAACTGGGTAACATCTTACAGCATCAGGTAGTCGCCCAGACTCGGTTTTGTTTGCGGCTGGGCCCCGGGCCGTTACTCTCTCGGATAGAACAAGAGCTCGTTGAACTACAAGCTCTACGAGACAAAATCCACACACACCTAATAACTCAGCCTCCGGGCTAACCACCAATATCAACCACATTCAACTTACACAACCATGGCAGATCTTAAACTAAAACCCCAAGCGGCCCCGGCCACCTCTCCTACCAAGGATAAATTCATCGGCGGCGGCACTGCTCGTACTTTGACACCTCCGCGGGTCAAATTCAACAACTACGCGGAGACTGATTCCAGTTACCTGAAAATGTTCATCTTCGGGCCGATGGCCACCGGCAAGACCTTGCTTGTCAAGGCGCTGCTAGACCTGGGCTTTAAGGTGTTGGTGATCTCCACCGACGTCGGCGGCTCCGGTCTCACCACGGTCACGCTGCCGCTGAAGCGGGAGGGCACCTGGGCCGAGGCTCGGACCCGCTTGCGTGAGGTCGAGATTTCAGGCTACGAGGCCGTGACGAACCTTTTCGCGGCTCCCAGTACCGTCATCCCGGATATCGACGCCTGGGACCCCGATTTTGTATTCTGGGATGGGTCTAGCAGCTTTCAGCAAATCGACGTCTCCGAGTACTGCGGAGAAATCGCCCTCGGCAAGGACGTAGACGAGGCCGTCTCCACCGGTATCCAGAACGACCAGCAGTCGTGGGGCCGGATCCGAAACGCGACTGTTCGAGCGTTTAACTCCTTTTGCGACATGAAAAACGCGACCACGGGCAAAGTCTGGCACAAGATAGCCACGGGGCTCGAAGCCCTCAAGCACAAGACCGGCGTCTCGGGAGCTTTCACGGAGTCCAAGGAACCGCTGTTGCAAGGTGCGGGCGGCAAGCTGGCTATGGCCGCGTTCGACATCGTGATGCGGTCGTCGGCCACCTCAGTTACTGGAGATTCGGACAAGGACCTCTCCGACCGCGAGTACACGTTCTCTGTCCTGCCTAACCAGAACAACGCGGCCAAGCTGCGAGGGTTTGATCTCAAGCCGAGTTTTCCCGCCGACGGGGTTCAGCTTTTTCAAGAGCTGTTTGCCCAGCTTGAACTCCCGATACCAACTCCAAAACCGTTTACCCGGTTGACCAAGCCAGTCTAACCCCCGGGTTGACAATCTTCCCTCGCCGGGGTAATCTAAAAGTGACCGGCGAACAACTTGTGTACCGGACAGGGCCACCTAAATCCTCGGGTGCCCGGTACGCTGTCCAAGAGGGCCCGATGCGCCCTAGACTACCGCGCTCGGGCCCTCGCCAACGGCCCATTCATTGCAGTAACCGTTTAAACAACCATACAATACCATGTCAAGAATCATTGCGGCTCAGGCCGATATCAAACCCAGACTCTACTGCGTAGGCACCATCACCGACGTGAAGGAAGCCAAGCCTACCGAGAGCCAGACTTACATCAATCAATCCTTCGGTATCACCGGCGAAGGCGCGAGTCCGAACTTCAACGTGATGCTGCTGTACCGGCCCGAGTGGCTCAAGCCGGGATTCAATCCGAAAACGGACCTGCCCGACTCCAAGACGCAGTTTGTCTTTGGCCGAAATATCAGCAAGCACGGCAACGTGAGCATCCTTCAAGGGCTGACCGGCCAGGAAGAGGCGGCGGCTGAATTGGAAGACTTGCTGTTGAGCCTTCCGCCCGATAGCGACGGGGACCCGACAGTAGAGGACATCAGCAAGGTGCTGAACAAGTTCTTCGAGAAGACGCGAACCATCGGTTATGTGCTCAAGCAGAAAACGTCCGTAACGGGCGACCTGGACGACAAGGGAAAGCCTGTCCGGGTGCTGGAGAACGGCTACGAGATCGACAACCTGTTCTTCCCCACGGCTGATAAACTGAAGGCTCTTAAAAAGTCGGCAGAGAAAAGCGACGGTAAGTCCCGTGCGATGTACGAGTAATTAGGGACAAGGAAAGCCCCTGTAGGCGGCTTGACGACTCGGAGAGACGAGTATAATTTTCGGGGTATTTGGTGTAGCGGTTAGCACGGCGGATCCAAATTCGCAAGCGATGGTTCAAATCCATGAGTACCCCACCCTCATTATCCCTTATGTCGAGGGACTATAAAAACGACAGACAAGGGTAATAGACGCAAGGAAGAGAGAAACAGAAAGGTCAGTGGCTCCCCGCCCTGGCCTTTTTTGTTGTTTATAGAGGAGAAAATGATAAAGCTGCTGTCCTTAGTGCCCAAGAATTTGCCCAAGGTTGAGCCGCTTGAGGTGGCCGAAGGGCCCAAGCTCGCGCCCGTCAAAGGGTTCGTGCATGCCCCTGTCAACCTTGGGGGGTTGCCGAGCGGGCTGATGGATAAGCCGGCCAATTGTGCCATGTGTAAGTTCGCCCCCCGAGGTGCCGGGTTCTGTCCCGATGACTCCCCCGAGGGCAAAAACATGATGTTCTTATTGCCGACCCCCACCAAGGGGGAAATCAGCGATCAGGTCGGCTGGGCTGGGCCTCAAGGCTGGATTTACGGGCAAGAGCTGCTGAAGCCCGTAGGGTTGTGGCGGAAGGATATCATGATTACCCACGTGCTGCGCTGTAGGCCCCCGTGGGACTTCCGAATAGGCGCTGATGGGTACCCGACTGCGGGGGCTCGGCGGGCGGCTGAAATGTCGTGCCGGACCTACGACGGGCAGCATGGTGACGGGGTGGGCGGACTCGCACCCGGGGGCTTGCTGGCCTTCCGGCCTAATATGTTCGTCGTGAGTTTTGAGCCGCAGAAAGCGATGGAAGTGATGGCGTTGAAAACGCTGATAAGAGCAAGTTTGGCCCGGGCCAAAAAATTCAAAGACCTGGGCTTCAGGGTCTGCGTGCTTTTCGGGGAGCCGGCGCTCTCGCTGGTAGCGCCTGACTTGGCCGACACCGGCGGTATAAAAGCGTGGAATGGGCATTATTTTGAAGCCGACTGGAAGTACCGATCGGATCTTGTGCAGATCGGAGCAAAGCGCCTTAAAGGAATATGAGCAAGCTAAAAAAAATCATCCTACCTTCTGACGAAGAATACGTTCAACGGTCCTTGTTTGCCGGCGACCACCAGGGCACCTATGATCCTTTTCCGAAGGTTTACCGGGACGAGGCGTCGGTGCGGCGGATTGTCGAAAGTATCCCCGCCGGCGGCGACCTGGGTATCGACTTCGAGTTCTATGGCCTAAAGGCCGAGATTCTTGGCGTAGCCGGCCTGACCGCCGCGGCGGCATGCTACTGGAATATCGAGCTAGGCAAGTGGGTAGCCGAGACGGCAGAGGCCCGGGGGCTCAAGTACGTCGGGCATAGCGTGCTGTCCGCCGACAAACCCATCCTGGAGGCCTCAGCCGGCTTGACGACGCCTTGGCAGGCCTGGAAAGACTCGCTGCTGACTTTCTGGCTCGCCCACCACGGGCTTTGTAAAATGCCCACCAAGGAAGAGGACACCGAAAGCCTGGGTTTGATGAATTTGGGCGTGATGGGGTTGTTGCATACGGATTTGCCGCAATGGAAGATCTGCCGAGGCCGGGATTGCTCGGAAAGCTACTGCCCGCGGCACGATGTTTTAGGGTATTGTGCGATAGACTCCTGGGTGGGGCTGATTGGGGACATTGAGGTGCGGAAGTTATTGGCCGAGAAAAACATGTCTCAGGTGGTGATTGACGACTTACACGAGTTGCAGACTATCAGTCTCCAAATGCAAGACACCGGGACCGCGGTAGACCACGAGTACATCAAGACCCTTGATGCCCGGATGAAAGTCGAGCAGGTCAAGCTGTTTCCGCTCGCCGGCGACGAAGGGTACCGGTTTAACCCCAAGTCGCCCAAGGAAGTTCTGGCATGGTTTGCGGCCCGGGACGTGAAGCTGAAAAAGACCGACAAGGACGCGATACAAGAAACGCTGGTAAAGAGGTCCAGGGACGAGGGGTATGATTTCGAAAAGTTCGAAGACTTGCGAGGCTTTCTGGACGAGGCTATTGACACCGGAGAGCCTCTATCAGAAACAGTTAGAGCTCTGGCCGATCTCCATGCGTACAAGATTGCCGGCAAAGGCAGTAAGAGCTGGTTTGGGGACCAGTACTTCGGACCCGACCGTAAGCTACACCCCCGATTTGTCATCACAGGCACTTCGACAGGCCGGCTCTCGTCGTCGCGGCCAAACCTACAAAATGTCCCCAAGCGCGGGTGGGGGAAGCTGATCCGCCGGGCGTTTGTGCCTGAGACGCCTGAGCATTTTTTGTTCGAGGCCGACTTTAGCCAGCTTGAGTTGCGGATTATTCTGTACTTGGCCGGGGTGGATCAGTCCGTGATTGGGGCGGACGCCTTCACATGGCTGGTTGAGCAGTCGGGAGGTAGGTTTGAGCGGGCAGCGCAAAAGTACGGGGGCAAGCCTAGGGATATTGGTAAGATGGTCTCCCATGGGTCCAACTACCTCATGGGCTTTAAGCTGCTAAGCAAGCAGGATTTGAATAGCCTTCGGTTCAAGAAGGAAATCGCCGCCGGGGCTCTACGGGTTTACCTTAAAGAATACATGCCGGAGCTGCCGGAGGATTGGTATTACGGCGGTAAGGCAGTGGCCTTCACCGGGTCGCATCTGGCCGCGAGCATGTTTGGCGACAAGTCGTTAGCCAGCCGGGCCAAGGCGCTTGAAATCCAGGAAGATATCTACTTTTCGGCGTTTCCGTTCATCCGGCGCTGGCAGCAGGCCGAGACGGTAAAGGCCGAGCTCAACGGGTATGTGCAATCGCCAACCGGGCGCTTTTTAGAACTCAATGACACCGCTGAGAAAAATGCCAAGCTGACGGTGGCCTTTCTGGGCCAAGGGACCGGCGCTGACCATGCTACGGCGGTCATGCTGGAGTTTTCCCGCCAGAAGGGGCTCATCTTCCAGGGCATGATCCACGACGCGCTGGTGAAGTCGTTGCTGAAAACCATACCCCCGGAGGAGGTTTACCAGATAGGTAAATTCATGGAACTGAGTACGGCTCGCTTGCCAGGATTTACATGCCCGGTTAAGATGGAAGTGGGGCCCCACTGGGCAAGCATGACGGAGTTTGAGCAGCACGAAGGCTCGTATGTGTTCCTCCATGAGGATAAGAAAAAAGTAAAACATCGGATGGCGGCTGACTTTAGTTTCGGCCCGGCTTACCAGGAGTTTGTAAAATTATGAGACAAGCAGAATGTATTGTGGTTAAGGTAGGGGCTTTGAACAAGCATCCCAACGCGGATTTGCTATCCATCACCAAGGTGTTTGAGTACCCCGTGGTTGTGCGGACGGAGGAGTGGCAGCCGGGCGACCTTGGAGTGTTTGTGCCTGAGGATTCGGTGGTGCCGTTTCTGCCGGAGTACGACTATGTGCATAAGGGGCTAGACGACCAGCGGCACCGCCGGGTTCGAGCTGTGCGCCTTCGGAATGTCTACTCGGAAGGCCTGCTGGTGAAGGCCCCTGTAGGGGCCGTAGAGGGGGATGAGGTGTCCGAGATCCTCGGGATTACCAAGTACCAGCCGCTGTATGAGCTGGGGGTGAAAGTCGGCGAGATTAGCAAGTATTTCAACCTCAAACGGGAGATTATCCGGGCTGGGTTTGTAGAGTATTCGAAGTTTCCGACCATCCGCCGGGTAGGGTATGACTTTTTCGCCCCAGACGATTATGTCGAAATCGAGGAAAAGATCCACGGGGCCAATGCGCGGTACGGTAAGCTCTTGGTGACCAATGTGCTGCCTCTGGGTAGCCCGTGGTATACCAAGGCTTGGTATGAGTTGAAGAAGCTGCTGGGGGTGTCGCCGGCAAAGGTTGTTCGGGATATCGTTGGTAGTCATCATGCGATCAAGGGGCTGCGGACTCATGCGGGCATATCGGACTGGTACGTGGCAGCCGGCAAGCCGGGCAACTGGTGGGGTCGAGTCGCCAAACTCTACGACGTGTTTTCAAAGCTGACGGAAGGCGAGGTGTTGTTCGGCGAGGTATACGGTACCGGCGTGCAGTACCTCAACTACGGGACTATCCCCGGCGAAGTCAAGTTTAGGGCTTTTGACCTCCTGAACACCAAGACAGGCGAGTATATCGACACAAGATCTCGCCGGGCGTTGCTGATAAGCCGGGGCTTTGAAGTGCCGCCGTTGATCTTCACCGGGACGTTTGCTACTGCTCAAGAATTGTTTGGCAAGGAGCTTGAGGGGGCCTGCCAGGGGAAGAGTCGTATCCTCGGGGCCAATCATATTCGCGAGGGGGTGGTAGTCCGAAAGGTAGACCAGCGGGTCTCGCTTTCCCCGGCTTTCGAGAGAAAGATTGCCAAGTATTTTAACCCCGATTACCAAGTCACGAAAGAACCTGACATGAACGAGTCCTAGAGGTAGCCGGCAGCATACGGCCCTTCTTCCCGAAGGGCTATTTGCCTTTTGTTCAGAAAATTGCTAGTCTAAAGGTGATAATGGTACAAAATGAAAACTTCACGCAGCGAGAAATCGCTGTTGCAATCAACAACACTTTCACAATGTCTTCCCGGCCTGTCAAGACAGGACCATTCGGGGATAGCGACCGCCGGCGGCTGCGGGAGTTCGCTGAGGCGCTGTTAGAGCCGATTCGCGAGCTTTTGGCTATGCCGGCAACTGATGCCCCCGTAGCTCTAACCCCAGAGAAGGCCGTTTATGCCTTGCTGGCCGCGGCCCTGTTTGTTCAAACAGCATATGTCCAAGGTCGCCCCGGGATGTTGCCGAGCGACGTCGAAGTACGAGAGGTTTTGAATGTCAGTCACAAATAACATAGCGGCTACCGCGAATTTCATACAGGCCCGGCTGGAGACGTCGCGTTTAAACGCCCGGGATATCGACGCGACTTACTTTGCGTTCCTCAACCTAATCACCCTGTACGAGCAGGAAGTGTTCCGGCTGGAACATGAATTAGCCGCGGCGCAGCAGAGCACCGTGGAACAGACAGAGGTCAAGAGGGTGTCCAAAATCCACTTGGTAAAGCCCCTCGGGGACCCCGCCCCTCCGGCCCCTCTATCTGCGCTGGGCGGCCTCTTTGAGCATCTGGTGCAAGCCCAGGCAGCGGCTACCGTCGAGGCCCCGCCGAGCTTTGGCCCTCCCAGGCCGGATATCTCCGGTCCCGAGGGTTCTGGTAAATGAGAGAAGAGCGGGTATTGGTATTGCCGGACATGCACGTTGAGGCCAAAGGGGCTTATGTCGGTGGGTTGGATATGAAGTCCTACTCGACGATGATGCAGTACGCGAAGCAGCAAAAGTATGACCGCGTGGTCATCCTAGGGGACTTCCTGGACCTGGGGTGCATCAGCGGGCACAACGTTGATAACCTCAAGGCCGTGGAGGGTACCCGGCTGGCGAGAGACTACGCGGCGGGCCGCCGAGTCTTGCAGGATCTGATCTACAACCTCGGGGCCCCGATCTGGTACATCGAAGGGAATCATGAGTTCCGAGCCGAGAGGCTGATTGCGAAAAACCCGCAGCTCGACGGGCTGGTGAATGTGACCTCGGGGCTGAGGTTGAACGAGCCCGGCGCTTACAACGCCACTGTAACCTGGGTGCCCTTTTGGTCTAAGTCTGCTATTCTATCAATAGGCAAAGCGGCGTTCATCCATGGCATGTACACGGGGCCAAGCCATGCGAAAACCCACGTCGAGCGGTTTGACCGGAATGTGTTCTACGGGCACTTGCATAGCCGTCAGCTTCACAGCAAGGTGACTGTCGGACGAGACGACACAAAAACCGGAGAGAGCCTTGGGTGCCTGTGTGAGTACAATGCGTCGTATTTGAGAGGCGCACCGACAAATTGGCAGCAGGCGTTTGCTGAATTTCACTTCCAGCCGAACGGGAACTTTAACCATTACGTGTTTGACCTGTTTGGGAATAAATTCAAGGATAGCCAGGGGAAGCTATGGCAGCCGGCGAAGGATTACAAAATGAGGATTGATGACTAACAAGAACAAGTATTTGGCCCTATGTCAGATGGCGCTTATCCGGGCGGCCAGTGTACAGCGGGAAAGGGTTCTGAAGTACGCAAATGAAGACGAGCCCTTTGAGAACTTTTTGTCGTCGGCGTCCTTTGCGGACACTACTGTTGTAGACGGCATCATGACCCGGGTGGGAGATAAGTTTGGCCGTCTTCGAAATGTACTGACGGTTTTCAAAACCACCGGCAGCCTACCGGCGAACTTCAGCGACGAGTCCTTGGATGACACCTTTGATGACATCATTAACTACGTGAATATCTTGCGGGTGTGGATCAACACACAAGGCGGGCTGAATTACCCCGACGTCCCGGAGGTGTTGGCGGATATGGTGCTGGGTGCGACTACGGGAAGGTCTGAGGAAGCTGAAGTGAGTCCGAGCGAAGTAGTCGAACCTGCAAACGTCGAGGTGCCCTCGGATGAGGTAGTCCCCGGGGTCGTTAAGCGGGTGCTGGCTGCCCTTGGCGGCGTGAAGGCAAGCTAGGATGAGTGCGGGCATTCCCGCTCAATCATTTGCTGATTTGATGGATAGGGAATTGGTCGGCTTGCCGTCATGGATACAGCCGGCCATTTTGCCGAAGCGCGGAGTTTTGCTGTTCGGCGGGCTGCCGAAGATCGGGAAGTCGCTGATTGACTTGGAGATAGCCCGCTCGCTGGGAACCGGGGAGAATTTGTTCGGTCACCCGGATTTTTTGGTACCTCAGAAGGCCCGCGTGCTGTATGTAGAGAAGGAAGTCGGCGAGTATGGGCTGCAAGAGCGGGTGAATAAGATCAACAAAACGGCGAATCGGGCTGACTTCGCCAGCCGGCTGTTTTACGTCAGTCAGGATCCGTTGTTGATGTTGGACACCTCGGAGGGGGTGAAGGAACTGAAGGCCCGGCTGCGGGAAACTGAAGCGAATGTGTTGATACTGGATCCGATCAGCAACATGCACGCCTGGGATGAAAACTCTAACACAGAGATATCCAGGCTGTTCCATGTGCTGGAGGATTTGCGGGCGGAGTTTGTCCGGTATGATTTGTCGGTAGTTATCACGCACCATTTTAGCAAGCCGCCGAAGGGTCAGCATGCGGCAGAACACGACGGGCTCTCTATGGATAACTTCCGGGGAGCGAACAAGTGGCGGGCCGCTCCAGACTCGCTAATCACTGTCCAGCGGGGTCATTACATGCCCGGGTTGGACTGGAAGGCCTGGAATGCTACCATGAGGTTTGAGCTACGCCACGGGGAGCCGCCGGAGGATACCCCGGTTACGGTCAATCAGCATAATGATCTTCGGGTTCGGTACAAAAGCGGGGAGAGCGCTCTTCGGAAGAACGTGAAGTTTTACGACCAGCCGGCCAAAAAAGAAACCCCCGAGCCGGTGGCGACTCAGTTAAAACTCAAGCCGCTGTAAAAAAATAGGCCACCTTTAACGGGTGGCCCTTTTTGTCGTTTTGACCGGTTAGTCTTGTGCTGCCATGCCGTCTACGATATCCTGCGGGATCAGGGTCGAGGAGGGCAGCTTTGGCGTGGCCATTTGTTTTTTGACCAGCGAGACCTTGCCGTTCTTGGCCAACGAGAGTATGTCATTTCTCAAGGCATTCATCGCGCCCCCGGCGTTGGTGGACTTGGCGAATTTCCGAATCGCCTGTCCGACCCCGGAGTTCCCCTCCATGAAGGCGTTGGCGATCTTTGGCCAGGATAGCACGCCGATTGCAGCGGCTCCGGTGGTTACCGCGCCCAAGGTGCTTTCGAGGCTGTTTGTGTTTCCGAGCGCGTGGTTGCCCATGAAGAACATGAGCCCGCCTCCGCCGAGCCCGCCACTGGCCCGTAGGATAGCCGCCTTGTTGCCCCGGCCATACTTTTCAGCCTTGTCGAGGTTGTTCACAAAGCCCTTCAGGGTCTCGTAGGCGTCTTTATTGTCCATCATGGCGTTAAGGGTCTCGTGGTTGAACTCCTTCAGCGCCTGATTCATTTTTTCTGGGTTGATCGTGCCGAACGGGTTAGTGGGGGTCGCCGTCGTGTTTTCCCGGAGGTCATCCATGAACTCCTTGAGGAAGTTGCCGGCGAAGTTTTTTCGCTGCGGGCTGCCAGAAGGGAACGTCTCTTCCATCCCTTTGACGATACTCGACGGGGACGCTTGCCCCGATGATCCCGTCGCTCGGGTATGCTGCTTTCGGATGAAATCCATCACGGGGGTTTTGGAGCCGCTGCCGGCCAGGGCGGCCAGGAAAGCCCTCTGGTTTGGGTACTTCATGACCTCTTGGGGATCAAGGCCTACAGCGCCGTGATGCTGCCCAACTCTTACGAGCTCATTGCTAATCTGCTTGAGCCCTAATTCTTGATCCAGGTCGAGCTTGCGGGTCGTTGCCAAACTGCTGTGCCGGCTTTTTATCGTGTCCAGGCTCTTTTTGGCCTTCAGGTACTTTTGCCTCGTGTCCAGGTCGAGCCCTTTGAAGAGCTCTGATTCCGAGGGCACCGCTACGTCAAAAGCCTCCCGGGCATCATCGTACTCTTCACGGAGTTTCGAGTCCGTGAGTGTCTCGCGGGACTTGTAGAGCTCTTGGGCTTTTTCAAACTCGGACGTCCTTGCTTTCAGCCGCTGCTGAAGTTCCAATGGCGTGGAGGCCTCCGCGTATTTCGTTTTGTCAACTTCGAGCTCGACCTGTTGCAGTCGGGACCGGGTTGCCCGTAATTCGCGGCTTGCTTGGTCTATCAGCTCGCGGCTGTTCGGCTGCTCGGCGTCTATCGCCTCTTGAGCAAGCTGTAGCCGCTGTGCGGCCTTTTGCTGGATTTCAGTACCGGACTGAGCTATGCTCGCTTTGATGTCCTTTGATTGACTGTTTAGTCGCGTTGCGCGGTTGCTCGCTGCTTATTCAAGTCAGCATACTGGGCTTCTCGCGCCATGCGCTTACTAACGCTGGTCGGGTGGTAGTAGCTCTCCAGGGCTTGTAGGGTAGGCCCGTAGCTCCGGGCGGTGTCGCCCAGGTCGGTCACTAGGTTGGTGGAGGCCCCGGTGTCCGCCATGCGGCGCATCTCGCGCACGGTTTTTTCGGCAACCATCGCCGGGGTTTTGAGGGCCCGGGTACCGAAGCTGCCCGCGGTGGCATCCATGACGCCCCCCAGGAGCCCGCCTTGGAGCGCCCCTTCCCCAGGCTTGTCGGGGGTCATGATAGCCCCCTGGGTGGCCCCGGAGGACACGCCCTGGAGTAGGTTGGACCCGAGCCGGCCCAGACCGGGGACTTTGGCCGCAGCTCCACCGGCACCGCCGCCGGCCAGATGGCCCAGGTTCTCCCGGGAGAACACGTCAGGGAGTTCTTGGCCGGCCACCATTCGGCCCGCGTTCATGAGGCCTTGGATCCCGGCCCCGAACCCGGCCCCGATGGGCGAGCGAGAAGCCATGGCTCCTCCGGCCCCGGCAGAGGCTATGCTGGCCAAGAACCGCGCTATGTTGTCGGCCCCGGAGGGGGGGGCTTTCATGCCTTGGAGATTTTGCGGGTCCGGCACGGAGGCTCGCCCCATGTCGTCGAATTTGCCAACGATGGCGGGCTGCTTACCTTTTAGTCCGCGAAGGGCCTTTGCTTTGGCGAGTTCCTCTTCGGCGTCGTCGAGGAGAGATAGGTCTAGTACTTGTTGGTCAAACATAGGGTTTAGCGCTCCTGCGGCAGGTAGGGACTTTTTGGGTATAGTCTACGGGAGGCTTCCCAGAGAATTTTCTTGATCCGCGGGGTATACAGGTCGAGATCCATGATCTTCTTGATGGGGTATTTTTGTGTCTTGCCCCCACCAGTAGGGAGATCTATGCTATCTTTGCCCTCCTCTCGGGCCCTTTTTGCCATTTCCATAAAGGTCACGGCGCTGTCATACGCCGCGCTCATCTGGGCCTGCACGGTTTCGTCACCCGCAAGCGCGGTTTCCATGGCCGGCGGCAAATTCATGTCCTTAATCCACTGCATTTTGCTCATGATGCCGGACGCATACAGCGCCAGCTTGGCCATTTCAGCCGGGGAATTTCTGGCGCTCGGGACCAACCTTGAAAGGCGCTCTTGTTCCTTGTCCGATACCGTTAGGCCTGAGATAGCCCGGACGCGATCGGCAAGGGCGGTGACCGACATATAGTCCGCCGCGATTCCGGTTGCAGCCCGGCCCTCTTCTGAGAACTTGGCCAAGTACTGGCCCCATTGGGGGAATATCCCGGCGACATCCTTCATGCTTCCGTCGATAAGCCCTCTCCGGGTGAGGTGCATGAGGTTGCTGAAGTTCCCGGTGGACTCCCGCTCGATTACCCGTTTGGGATCGGACTGACCTCTCGGAATCGCCCCCAAGCTATTCTCGTAGACGGCGGGGATTGAGTACTTGGACCTGCTAAACCCCGGGATTAGGTTGTCGTAGGGCAGCCAGGGAAGTTTTCTAACCCAGGTTTTCTCGTTCATGTCGTCTGCGACTTTTCCGAGCGGGCCCGGCAACTGCGGGATTCCTGCGGGCGGGGCCTGCGGTGCGCCCTGTTGAGCCCCCTGCGGTGCCCCCTGCGGTGGCTGGGCCTGGGGAGCCTGGAACATAGCGGGCGGCTGGGCCTGGGGGGCCGGATCCTGCGGTACGTTGTTGATATTCCGGTCAAGAGCCATTTTGCTAATATCGTCCCGCTGGGGATCAGCGCCCCCGGAGGGGGCCATCTGGGGGGCCATCTGGGGGTCCATACCGGGTGCCTGCTGGGGTGCCGCCGTGCTGCCCGGGATGCTGGGGATTATGCCTTTCAGGAGGGAGAGTATGTCCTGAGGGTTGCGCCCGCCGCCGCCGCCGCCGGTGGTTCGGGTAGAGGTGAAGGACTCCTTTCTTGGGCCGGTGAGGAGGTCATTGATGACTCGCTCGGAGGTGGTCGTGCTGGTCTTGCCGCCGCTGCCGCTGCCGCCGCCAAACATAGCCCTGGAGCCGTGTTTAATGACGTTCTCGGCAAACATGTCGCCGAAGGTCCCCGCTCGGGTGGCCGCCCCGCCGTCCTCTTTCTTGCCGAGTATTTCGGCATTGCGATACGCGGGAGTGAGCATGCCAGTCTCGAAGTTTTCAGTCTTCTTTTCTGTAAGTGCCGTTTCAGCGATTACTTTGTCAACTTGGGCAGAGGTCAGCTCCAGTCGTCCGGCGATTTCGCGGATCTTGGCCTCTGTTAACCTCTTGCTGACGCCATCCGATTGGCTCTTGAGGATTATGTTCGCGAGTGCTTTTTCAGCCGCCTGGGATTTGTAATAGTTGCTCGACGCGAGGGTCCGCTGGCTTCGAACGTCGGCACCTAGGTCTTTGAGCTGCCCAAGCCCCGTCGTCTGCGCGAGCTTGTAGTTCTCTAACCCTTGCTGCCGCGCCAGACTGCGCGGACTTTGGTAGTCCTTCGAGCGTGCCCCCATCGAGCGCCCGCCTTCACCTAGCCCGGCGATCAATTTAGCATACCAGGGGGAGTCGCGGTCTATTCCGTAGTTTTGCTTCCAGTGCCGGTTGTACGCATCGTCTTCATGCTGCGTGACAGTCTTTTCGAGCATCTGCTTTAGGCGCTCGGCGCGAGCCCGCTCTTCTGCGGAGGCTTGGAACGTCGGGGCAGTTTCGGCTTGCTGGTCGTAAAGAAAATCTAGAGAGGTTTCTTGGCTCATGGTTAGTCGTCGTAGGAGTAGGGGTTAAAGTACGGGCTGATTGGGCCTCCCGGCATAAAGGTCATCGGATTCTGGGACCTCCCACTACCTATGGTGTTTCGCATTGATATAGCGGGGTTTTGCCTAGGAGCTCGGTTAAAACTGGGGATTTGCGAGGTCATCTGCCCCAGGCCCGAAAATAGCCCGCCAGTAGCGGACATGCCCGGGATGCCATTAGCCCCCGAGGTGCCGCCGGCTTGCAGATTCAGCCCGGACTTGGCCATGTCAAAATTCTGCCCGCCGCTGGCCAACAAGGTGGACAAGCTGGTGCCCAACTGCCCGTTCAGGAAGTTAATCATGGACTGCGTGTTCCCGAGGCCGGTTTGGCCCGCCTGGACACGATTCTGGTTTAGGCTTTGCCCGAACTGCCCGCCGTTCAGCATGCTGCCGAACTGGGTTGCCGCGGCTGACCGCTCGTCGCCAAACAACGCCCGCAGAAGCTGGTTGTTTTGGATCTCGGTGTTGTCCGTGGAGTTTTCTACATTATTAGCAGTGCTGATACTGTTATTCCGGTTGTTTATCCCGTTGCTAATCATCGAGCTCCCGGCGTTCATCCGGTTCACCTGATCTCCGCTACCAGCAATACCCAAACCGCCAAAAACATTAGCGTTATTGGCCGCGGCGGCATCTAACTTCGGCATCATATTGATGCTCTCAAGGTACGCCTGTTGTTCTTGGGAGAGACCCGAAAGGGCAATGTTGCCCCCCGCGTTCAGTCGATTCGTGGTGGATTGCTCGCTGCTGTTGGCGATGCCCCCCGCGGTGCTATACCGGTTGGCCGCCACGCCTTCGCCCGCCTGGGCGAGACCGCTTCCGAGTCCTACACGGGTGTTTTCCATACCGCCGCCGGCTCCGACGGAGTTGAGGCCCTGGTTGAGCTGGTTGAGGCCCAACGACTGACGGTCCACCAACGCCTTCTGCATGGCCGCGCTTTCGGCTTCCGCCGCCTGATCGGCGAACTCGTATAGCCCGTCGGCCTGTTGCCCGTTGAATACGGTGGACCCCGCCCCGCCGCCGCGAGCCAACGCTTGAGCGCGAGCTTGCTGAGACCGGTCCCGGATACCCCGCCCGGCGGTGTCGCGGGCAAACGACATGGTGTCTTCCATGCTGAGCAGCGGATTTTCAGAGCTGAGTTCTTGGCCCCGGTTTACAAGGTACCGGCTGGCGTCAGTACGCCCGCCCGAGTTGACCATCCCCATGCCCGCCGCGGTCATCCCCCGGGTGCCGTCAGTATGGCCTCCGCCGGCGAAGTCCTGCATGGACTGTTTAAACACATTTTGCTGATCGGCAGTCCGACCGCCGTTGGCTACAATATCCCGGCCTGCGCCGACCAACGCCCGCGAGTCGGCATTTTTGCCTTGAGCACCCAGGATGTCGAGGGCGGCCCCGCGGCCAAAATTCAAATTCTCGGTCACGCCGCTGCGATTGACCATTTCAGACCCGCGGTCCATCATGGTCTGGTTGAATGGGTTTACGCCCCGGTTGCTTACCTGTTCGGATCCTGCGTCCTGTTGGGCAAAGCTGCCCCCCGCGCCGTTCGCGAGCTCGTTGGCGCGATCGAATAAGGTCTGCCGGTTGCCTCGGGCGTTGCCGCCGTTGCCTTTGACGCCATTCATTAAGGACGAAAAGGCTTCACTGCCCCCCATCTGCTGAATCATTTGCAGCATTTCGGGGTTCATGCCCGCCCCATAGGGGTCGTTGAGCATCGCCATCAGGGCCTCGGGGCCCATCGTGTCGATTAACTTTTGGTAATTTGAGAGCTGGCTGCCTTCATAGTTGCCGTCAGAGCCGTACAGCAGGGCGCTGGCGTTGTTACGCATCTTATTGGAGGTGTCGTTGACGTCGCCGAGGTTATTAAGCCCATATTGGCGAAACTCGCCGTAGATCCCCTGGCCCTGAGCAGCCATTTGCTGGGCCCTTTCGGCGGCCCTTTCGGCGGCTTTTGACTGGGCTCTGGCCGATATGATAGACCCGATACCGTCGAGGATACCTCCGGCGGAACCAACTGCTAAACTAACGGGATCAACTGGCATAGCACCTTCTCTTTTCTATTCTAGCAGCAGCAGCTTTTTCAGGGTAGCAAGCGTGTTTAGGTAAGGAAAAGCCTCTTCGACTTCCCATATTTCCAACGGGATCTCTTTGGTGCCGTCGGGATACCATTTGTCGTCGGCCTCGGGCCAGTAGGGGATAAAGGAGGCCGAGATTTCCTCACCTTCGAATTCGATATCCGCCGTGAGCTTCAGCGTCGGCAGCTCGATAGCCCACATGATGATGACCTTTCCCTCCGCTACTTGGACGGAATCGGGAGTAAAGTCATTGTTTTCTAGGTAATCCAAGAGCTCTGCCGCCCGGCTACGTGGTGACTTCTCGTCGTCTCCCTCGTCAAAAGCCAGTTTAGCCAGCTCGCTTGATTTGTCTAAAACTTCAATATGTGTCATGGTAAGTAGTTGATGCGGTAGAAATCCCCAAAAATATCGTCATTCGCGGTCGCTTGCGCGGTCAGGTCGAGCGCCAACGCGCCCGTGAAATTCTCTACCGTGGTCGTGTACGCGACCAGATTTGCTACTGCGGCAGAGACAAAGGATAGCTCTGTTACTAGCTTACCAGTGGCCGCACCGGTGCTAACGAGCGTTGCGGATAGCTTCCACGCGGACGCGGCGGTTACTGCGAGTGCCCCCGAGTCGAATACCAGCGTGGCCCCTAAGTAGAGCCGCAGCCGCTTGTTTGCCGCGGTAGCCGCGAAGCGGCCCGAGCCTAGGATATCCAGGCTTGACTTGTGGGTGTTGAGCGTGTTGGCCGGCAGGCTAAAGGCAAAGAGGGTCGTCTCGGCGGCCCCGGAGTTGCCCGTTGTGGTGGTGTTGACGTGGAGCACGCCGCCGGTGTTGACAGGGAGGCCGCCGGCGAGGGTGTTGGCTCGGGGGGTGGTGAGTAGCCCGGAGACGTATGTGAAGGCTGAACTGGAGGCTAGGATGCCCGTGGTGCCGCTGCCGTAGGTGACAAAGGTCGGGGAAACGCCTACCAGGGTCGGCGAGGGAAGAGAGCCCGCCAGGGCCCCGCTGACAGGGCCGGTGATGGCGTTGGCCGGGATCTCTGGCTTGATTGTGAAGTTGCTGACCGACGGGGACCGCTCGGGGTCGCTGACAAGCCCGTTGTTGAGTACTGTTTGGACTACTAGTGTAACAGCGTCAGCGTTATTGGTTGTCACTCGCACCACGGCTGGAGATTTAGTTGCCGCGTATGGACCGTTAGGCCGGGTATTCCCGTCAATACCTTTGACGTAGATATTGTAATGGCTGATGAATTTGGTATCAGTCCCGTCAGGCTCCAGCCAGCGGAGCGTGAAGGCGGTTCCGCCAAGGAAGGTATCGCGCTTGATGATCTCCAGTTTGCTGACGAAAGGTACCCGGAATTCTCCCACCTGGGGAGGGGGCATATTGGTGCCCTCCGCGGAGCCGGTGTAGTTCAGCAGCCGGCCTATCGCGTGTGCAAGTACTTTGTCCTGGAAGACCGTGCTATCTATCGGAGAAAAGTTGCCTTGCTGCGTTGCGGGATTTGAGGAATTCTGCATAATTGACACGGCCTTGGGCGGGGGTACAGGGAGCGCCCGGGGAGGGGCAGCCGGCTAAATCATTGATGAATTTCACCCAGTGGGTGTCGAATTCGATGATCCTGTCGTAGTTTATGGCGTCGCCCCCTCGGGAGGGGGTCGCGAAAGCCAAAATGCAGGCGAAAAGTAGTGATTTCACCTTAGGCCCCCGCATCCGGGTTCCAGATTACAGTCAAGCGCGACATTTCGAACAAATCCGTGCTTTTGATGCTCTGGAGGCGTAGGGAGAAGTGCTGGCATGCTTGATGGATTCCAAAATTCATACTTTTGTAGGCTTTTGAGAGCCTGCGCCGGGCCGGGGGCTCCACGGTGGTAGGCGAGATTGGATCCGTCCAGAGATCGTCCAGGTAGTAGTAGACCTGGGGGTCTTCGTCGAGCGGGAAGGTTAGCCGGTCGATAGCGAGTCCATACACCGTCGGGGTGATGCCGCCCACTCTCCGCTCGTTGACGTGATTTCCCGCCGGGACGAGCATCTGGTGGAAATCACAGTAGTACGAGATACCTACCGCCGCGGTGATAAACCAATCTGTAGGCGTTCTCGCCGTCGGGTCCATCTTTGTTAGGTTCATGACGGGGGTCTCGGGGTCAAAGACTGCGAAGATCAGCCGGCGCTGGCTGGAACCTTCACTCTCCCGGTCGCTGAGCAGGCAGGTCGTCCGTACTTGCCAGGGGACGAACCAAAATGGCTTGCTCACCATGCTGGTCTTTTTGATGTCTAGGATCCATTGTTTGCTTTGGAGGGTGTTTAGCGGTCGGTGAGCTGCAAGGACAAGCCATTCTTTTTCTAAGTCTCCAAAGTATTTGATATCCAGCTCGCCGCCGGCATTCACGGCATCTACGATGTCCGTAAACAGCGGGTCACTGAGGATTTCCAGGCCATTATCAGTAGCCCGGGCTACCCGGTAGTCGTTGGTTACAAACACAACTGAGTTACCGTAGCGGGTCACTGCCCGGGGATGCCCATATGGTGCCCCGACATTTTCGAAGAAGGGCTCCGAGGCAAAGGTTTCCCTGTTGCTTCCGATCACCCGGTGGGTGTTTTTGAGCGTGAACACCAGCAGTGCGTTGTTAGTCGCCACGAGGTTCGTGACCGGCAGGGGGTACCGGAAAAAGTTTGCCCCTTTGAGACCGCTGGGCCAGGATTCCTCCGGTATGCCGGCGTTGATCTCTTCGTCCGCGCTGTAAAACAGCACATTCCCGATGGCGTACCACAAGCGCCCCGAGTAACTCACTACCGGAGTCGAGGCTTGCACTGGATCTACGCCGGTAATCTTCGGAGCTAGGGTCGTCGGCGGCGGCGAGTTGCTGTCGAGCCCGGGCGCTACGTTAGCGATGTTGAGATCGGCGTCTGGCGTCGGGTCGCTGAAAGTGCCCCCGCTTACCCCGCTCTCCAAAAATTTGTCCTCGAAGTCGAATAAGCTCGCCCCCGGGTTAGCCACTTCTTTCAGGAAGTAAAAAGTACCCCCGCCGTCGGTGGTCCGGTAGACGTTAATCTTCGGGATATTCGTGGTGTCCACATGGCCTAGGATTTTGATCTTCGGTATGAGGTCAAAAAACGGCCCGGTGTTGTCCCCCATTTTATCCGGGTTGGTCGCCAATTGCGACCGGTTGCTTATCTGCCCTGTGATCGTCTTGTAGGCGTAGGCGTACCGCCAGCCGTAATTGACGTTCACCTGATGCAGAGAATTCGCCCAGTTGACGTAGATTATCGGCGTACCTAGGTCATGTGCGGTAGGCAGGGTCCCGTTAGCGCCCCGGACAACTGTCCAGGCTAGCCCGGGCGGGCCCGCGGACACCTCGACCTGTTCGTACCCAATCTGGGCTACGAAGGGGAAGCTGATCGGAAAGCCGGCGCTGGCGACTACGTTCAGGGTCGTAGCAGTGCTCGTTACGCTCGCGGAGAGCCTCGTGGTGGCCCCGCTGAGCCTAGAAGGCTCCGTAGGGCCGTTTAACCCCCACGGACGCACGCTGACGACGCTGGCGGTGCCGTCAAAGATAAACGTGCCGAGCTTCTCGGCGCTCGCCGCCGCCGGGTAGCCTTTGATGTAGGCGACGCCCCGGGAGATCACTATCTCGTGAGGCCGGGTGGAGGCTTGGTTGTCCCGGTAGCTGGGCACCAGGATCCAAGGCCCGGGGGCCGGAGACGACATACGTTTGTAGTAGATCTGGTACAGGCCGGTTGTGGTTGAAAATACGCTGGTGAGCCAGTAGAGCAAAGGCGGGGTATCCAGGGTCTCCAACACGACGAGCCGTTGGGCGTAGCTGTTGGTGATTTTGCTGGAGACATCGACTTGCAGGGTCCCGGGGCGCTTGATTAGCTTGCCCCCCAGGGTAACAGCCATGTTTTCCCCGCGGAAGAACCGGGGCCTCGTGGAAAGCTCCGGTTCGATGCGGTCATAGGGGAAGTTTACGACGTCCCAGTCAAGGGAGTCCCACTGTGTATTTTGGCTCATGATTAGTTAGAAAGTCCCTTAGCCGCCGAAGATCATTTGGAGTAGAGACTCCATGTCCTGTTTTGACATAGGGCCCCGCGGGCCCGAGGGTGGGGTATTTTGTCGTGTCCCTCCAGGTCCCATGAGATTCGGGTTAAATGCGCCGTTGCTGCCGGGGCTTCGCTGTCCGGGCGCGAGGGACTGGTTCCCTCCGAGGTTACCGCCCAGCAGCATTGCGAGCAGGGATTGGGCGTTAAGCTGCCCGCCCTGTTTCCCGCGGTTCCCGCCCGGCATGAAGTTATTGATTGCGGAGAACAGGTCGAAGTTGCCTATTCCGCCACCGACAAAGCGAGGGTCTTGACCAGCGCCGGAAGCCGTTGGAGCTCCGCCGCCGGGGTGTACGGGGGGTGCCGTGGGACCTGCGGGGGGTGCTACGCCGCCACCTCCGCCACCTCCGCCGCCGGGGCCTCGGCCAGTTCCGCCGCCGGGACCTCCGCCGGGACCTCCAGCATTTTGGGCCTGCATGCCCCATGCCGGATTGTTGGCTCCCGCCTGGACGCCGCCGGGCAGAGACCGAATTTGCGCGTTGTCGCCCCCCAGTCTGAACACAGAGTCCTCATTTTGCCAATTCGGGTTATAGGCCCCCGGCATATTCATCTCTGCCTGCATCATCTTTTTGGCAGCTTCTAGGCCATACCGCTGGACATTTTGGGCCACGAGACCGGCGTTGAACAAGTTTCCGCCGCCCATGTTGATCATGTTTTGGTCAGGAGCCGCTCCCGCGCCGACGCCCCTGGTCTGCACGGCGTTGCCCCCGAAGGACGTTGCCATGTCGTTGGCCGTCTTCAGGTTAGCGTACTGGAGAGGATTGTAGCCATTGGACTCGTACCCAGGCTGGTAGGGGCCAGCGGGAGGGGCCGGCGGTGCCGGAGGGGCTACGGGCGGGGGGACACCGCCTCTGCCAGTAGGCGGGGCACCACCAGGGGCAAGCGGAGGGGCAGCAGGGGGAGGTGCAGCGCCCGGCGCTCGTGGTGGCGTTGGCGCTCGATCGGTTCCACCGCCGCCTCCGCTGTTCGGGTTATCTCTCGTCCGGGGGGCTGTCGGAGCGCCCGCGCCAAAGGGCGCAAAGCCCGAAGGGCCCGAGAACAAGTCGTAATAAGCAGAATCAGGCTTGTTGGAGCCCCCCGGGGTCCAGTTGCTGAAATCTCCAATGCCGCCGGATGGACTGGGCGGCAGGGGGCCGCCGCCAGTAGGAGCCCCTTCAGGAGCAGGAGGATTGTAATCGAAATTGTCGTTGTCGGGATTGAATGAGATGTCTGCCATAGAAGGGCTCCTATTTTGCTTTGCGGATTAGTCCAAGTTGAGGGTGTCTTTCAGGCCGGCGATGGTCACCGCTTCCCCACTGCGGATGATGCTGTTCGCCAGCAAACCAGCGTTGACGAGTACGGCTTTCTCGCCTTTGAAAAACTCGATCCCGCGCTCGACGATGGGCCGATAGGCCGGCTGGTGCAGCTTGGTGTCATGCTTGGAGTAATCGGTCACGGAACCGGACTTCAGCAGCTCTGGGAGCACGATTGCCAGCACGGCGTCGCGGGTCTCTTCCGTGGCAAACTGGGTCGGATTAACGGGAAAAATGGCCTCGCCCAGCGTCGTCTCGCCGCTTTCGAAAGTGAAATCGCTGACGGGCTTACCGGACACTCGATCTTCGAACTTACCACTTTTGACGTCAAACACCAAGCCAAAAATATCGTATTTGCCGTCAGGAAGTTTGGCCTTCACGGCGTCAGCGGACAGCTTGGCCTCGATCTTGTCATTCTCGTCTTCGTGTTGAATTGCTTTGGTACTCATATGTTCCTATTCTAAACCTTTAAAAGGGGCCGGGTGATAAACCGGCGGTATTGTGGATGCCGGGTCCGGTAAGGGACGAGGCGGAAGTTTGGGCAGTTTGAGGATGAGCTTGTTAGAAAGAGGCTCCACCTGGGTACCTCGCGGACCACATCATACCCCGGCCTGTGAAACCCAGGGGGGCTGATGGGTGAATAGTCGTATCCCCCATATCCACACCTTCCTGCGCCGCCTGGGCCATTATTGACTGAGCTACAATACCCCGACGGCTATTCGCCAGCTCCCCGCTGCCACCTACGGCTGCGGCTGCCCAGCGCACTGCATCGAGCATGGTTAAAAAATACTTATCCTGAAACGGGATGGGAGAGTTGAGAATTGCCGCGCTGATGACCGGCGGGTTTTTCTTGTAAGTGCCTGAGATAGTCCACCGGGGAGGCTGAATGCCGCCAGGGACCAAAGGGAATACTCGCAAAACGGCCAGCTCGGGCACATACCCTACGGCCTCTGGCATTCCGATTCGACTTGTCCGGTCGAGAAACCGCAAGGGCCGTAGTTCGGTTTGCGTGGTAGGGTTGCTCTGTAAGTCGGTAAGGTGGACCTTCCGAAGGCCGCCAAAATCTGCCGGGATGACTACTGCGGGGGAGCCGTAGTCCTGCTGTAGGGCGGTCAGGTAGAAGGGAGGCAGAGGTACGATAGACTCGCGCCAGTCAAAATCGGACCAAATAAGGTTGACCGCCATGTTACAAATGGTCGCCGCGAAATCATCCTCTTTGAGTGCCGGGATGGTTGACCGGGCGACGTTTAAGACGTCGGCGTAAGTAAGCGTGGCGGGGGATAGAGCCATTTATTTATTGTTCTCCTCGACGTCGATGGCTTTTCGGTCATCGAGCGGGATTAGTTTTTCGCGATTCCGCATCTGCCAGAGGCCATCTTCAAAGACTGCCCTCTGCCCTGAATACTGCGTCTGGCCGTTTTTGTCCACCGTCGCCGACCCGGCCCGGGAATCATCACCCCAGAGGTAGGACAGCCAGATGACACCGTGCTGGTAAACCCAAAACCAGTCGTCATCCATGACGAGTAGCCCGGGGGTGCTCTGGGACTGGTTAGTCACCAAGGGCGAGACCTTCTTGTACCGGCATAGGATACTTGACGCGGGGTTGTCTACTTGCGGCGGCTTCGGGTATACCCGGAATGTCCCCGCAGTAACGTGAGCAATTTTGCTAATCTGCCCGATCTGGTTAACGGTTGGGTTAATCTCCCCAATGCACTCCAGATGGCGAACAATCTTTCCGGCGTTAGCCAGAATCGCATCATATATATAAAGAAAATTGTTCGGGAGGGCAATGTTGTAGTCCGTGACGTTTACAAGTGGGGTGATCGGCGGCAACGCACCAAGGGTCCATCGCCAGGGGGCGGCCATCCACATCCTTTTGTTAATCTCGTCGAGAATTTGGGGCCCGACGCTCTCCAAAGGCATGTTTTTGACAAACTTTTTCGCGATATCGAACGCTTCGTAGGGTGTTTTGGTTGCCGCCATAGGTTATCCTTGCTGGTTACTGATGAGGCCCGCCGACGAAATTAGGCCGTGGCTCTAGGCCGGGCGGGATGCGTTCCTCGGGGTTTTGCGGGGGAGACGTGAATAGTTTCTGGCACTTCTGGCACAAAAGCACGGCGAATCCATGCTGAGTCCGTTGGCCGACCAGCAAGGACTGATTATGCTCGTTCCGATGGTTGCAGAACTCCTGCTCCTCCAGCCTTTGTTTCCGCACGCCTTCGAGGACATGCGCGTTACTGAGCTGGGCTACCTTGTTGGTCCGTTCGGTCTCTTCCTCTTGCGCGTCAATCTTCGCGGCCTTTTTGAGCGCGAGCTTTAGCAGCGCTTGAAGGTCGTCCGACATTGCGCCCCCACCGGTGCTGGCCTGGGCTGCCAGGGTCGCCAGCAGCATTGGATCCGCTAGTGGATTTTCGTCGGTCTTTTTCTTGATTTCCATATGATCTCCGTTGGTTACCAGGGCCGGGTGTATCCGGCGGCTCCTGTGTTCTGCTGCCATTCAGGCGTGTTGTCACCGCCGAAAACTCGATCGCTGTCACTGAGGGTTATCAGGTCGTTTTGGATGAGCCGGGCTAGTACCGTGCGCCAACCTCGGACAGCTTCCCGCCCGGGTATCTGCACGTCCATCCAGCCGGGTTTAAGCGCGTCAGGGTCGCTTGAGGGCACGTCGCGGCCACTCATGGAGCTGAGCTTAGGATCTGGGACCCGGACGGTCTTGTGGGTCATCACAGAGCGCTCCGGCATCCATGCCGACTCATATGACATGACGTGGAACTTGCCCCGGAGGTCCACTATATAGAGGGCCCTTTTGGACGAGTCATGCGGGAAAGTCTCGGCGACAAACCCCTTGTTGAGCGGGAAGAGCTTTTGCTCAAAGTCCGGCGTCAACATCATCTTGCCCATCTGGAGCAAGGTGTTTGTCTTGTCAATTAAACCCGCGTCTTTGATCTCGCGGGTGACGTTGTTGAAGTTGGCTTGGAGCGTATCATCGCGCTTTCGTGCCTGCGCTACCCTCGCTTGCCTAGCTTCGTCGTTTACGATCATCGTTTAATCTCCACGCGCACCTTGAATTCCGTCAACAGGATGTTTAAACGCTCAAGTTGATCGTTCTGGCGTGCGTTAATAGCCGTGTTGTCTTTGAGGGCTTCAATGATCCCTTCTAGTTTTACTTGCGTAACTGCTTCTTTTCTGGTGTACTCGGCATAGCTGATGGAAATACTGACGAGTATTGTAACTGCGCTGATCACATATGCGAGTAGCTCCTTGACGGTTATGGAATTCTCTAAAAATTTAGGCATTAGTCGGGTACCGGATTCGCGCCGATCGTGGGGGAGGTCAGGGGTAATTCGGGGAGGGTTATGGTAGCTGTGCTTGCGGCAAAGTTGCTGGTGGGGCCAGCCAGTTGGCGCTTGCTGAGGTCGTAGTACCACGCGACATACCTGGAGTTCGGAGGGGTGAGGTCGGAGTTGTAGAAGAGGCCCGAGCTCTGGTTCCACTTGCCGTTGACAATCGGGGCGTACATGAAGTCCGGTAGCGCGTCCCCGGGGTATGAGCCGTTGGGGGCCACGAGCACCCAGGGGGTGCCGGCGCTTGTCGGGGTCACGAGGCCAATGAGCGCGAAGCCGTTGAAGAGCTCGCCCGTGGACCAGTAGAGGGTTTGGGTCTGCGAGAACGCAGACACGCGGGGTGGCAGAGTGGTAGGGCCCATGGTTATATTGTAGCTGATATCCGAAGGGGTTCCGCGAGGGCCCGGGGCCCGGTGCCCGAAGCGGCCTTTCGTGGGGGCTAAACGCGAAAAACCCCCCGGTTAAGGAGGGTTTGTCGTGTGTTGGTTAGCGCCGGGGATTAGGCGATGGTCGATTGGGGATCCAAGGTCCGGGAGCGATATACGCCGCCGATGCCCGCGGGGCCCTCAAGGAATACGACGGTGTACATGAAGTTGTACGAGACGGCAGCCGCAATCACGCCCTCAGGGTCCGCGATGGACGGATCGGGGCGAATCACGCGGATGTTGAACCGCTGCTTGGCCGGGTCGGTAACCGTGGCCGGAGCCTTGCCCGCCAGCTCAAGGGAGCCGAGGCCGTCCTTGCCGAAGACGTAAGCGCGGTACCGGTTGGGGGTCGTCTGCGTGAAGACGTTGGTGGTCTCGATAACCCGGCAGCCAGCTACCTCGGCGATGAGCCCACGGTCCTCGTAGCGGACGAGTGCGGTGTTCTGGGGAGCCGTGTACTTAACGATGTCCGCGAGGCCGTTAGCCGACGGATCGTTCACCAAGTCGTAGGTGACATACGGGTGGGCCAGGACGAGGAACTTGCTGTCCTCGAACGGCATAACGTTGAGAGCTTGCAGGCCGTGGCGCGAGGAGCGGATGTCAGCCACGCGGAGGTAGGTCGCCAAAAGCGGCTGGTTGGTCGCCGTGGAAGCCGCGTCGATCACGTTTCGCGTGATGGTGTCAACAGAGAGCCCGCCCTGATAGCCCAGCAAGTCACTGGTGTTGCTGACCACGGGGTCGATGGCGGTGGCTTCCAGGAAGTCAGAGATCGTCATGAAGGCCGTGTACTGGGAGACAGTTGCGGAAACGACACGCGAGCTGGCCGCGGTGCCCGTGCCGACAGTCCCTTCTGCCGCTACCGAAGTAACCGCCGAGGGGTTATTGTACCGGAACCACTGGACCGTCCGGCCTTCCTGCTTGCCGATCGTGTCTTTCATGGTGGCTTGGCGGAACTGGAACTTGGTCATCAGTCGGTCGAGCGCCTTTTTGCGGTAGACGACGGTCTGAACATGGGGCAACCCTACACTAGAAGTTAGATTTGTTGCTGGGGAATAAGGCATATCTTGAATCCTTTTTTGTGGTCGGGGGTTACCCTAAACCTGTTGTTATTGTATCATAGACTAGCGCGGAGGCGCTGACATACGATTTGCGAGATTCTCTAATTGCTCAACGGAAAGACTTTCGAGATAGTCTTCGGACAATTGGGTATCTTGGTAGGTAGGGGTGGAGCCTGACCGCATACCCGGCGGCGGGGCTTGCTGGGCTTGCTGGAATTGCTGGAATTGACGGTAGTCGGGGATTTGACCCCGGCGTTCAGCCATCGCGGTTGCAGCCTCAAGGCCGTTGAGGTCGAAGGCGAGACCTAGTTCCTTGCGAGTTTGTTCGACGACGTTAGCGTACTGGTTGTTGCCCACGACTTCCGGGTGAATGCCGGCGTACTGAGTGGCGACGAGCTTTCGCTCCGCGGAGGTGCCTCGGATTAGGCCTTCTCGGAGTAGCGCCGCGGCGTCCGAGCCGGCCCTGCCGTCAAATACAAGATGGTTGAGCGCCCGGTTGATTGCTTGCAGGGGGTCGCGCCCCAGCTCATCCACAAACTCATCCCGGCTGAACTCAGGGGTATCATCGTCGCTGGATACCTGAGAGCCCCGGCCTGCTTGAGTATGCTGGGCGATGAGGGCGGCGTTTTGCTGCCGTAGTTGCTGGGCTTCGGCCTTGGCAGCGTTGTAGTTCGCCGAGACCGTGTTTAGCCCCGAGCTGAGCTCGGCCTCATTGTTGAAGGTGACCGTTTGGTCGCCGACCTGAACTTTGATAGGCTGCGAAGACGAAGAGTCCTCAGAGTGGTTGGTCATTTCAGCCATGAAGGCCGCGATTTGGTCGGGGGTAAAGGTCTGTTCCATTATTGGTTCTCCGGGAGGTCAAATTCATGTGCCGGTACTGTCTCCAGGAGCATTTTTGCATTCTCTGGAATGTACGTTAGTAGTTGCTGGGCAAGGCGGGCGGCCCGCCAGAGGTTTAGGACATTTTTGGTATCGTCGATGTCAAGTTGGTTAGCAAGAAAACGTTCAGCTTGCCCGAAAACTTCCTTGATTTCAGTATACCCTGTTTGGCCCGGAAGGGCAGCCAAAGGCACTGCCGATCGTAGGGGGATATGGAAGGCTGCGAGGTTGATAGGCATGGGTTACACCCGAGGCCGAGAGCTTTTGCCCTTGGCCGGCGCTGCCTTTTTGCCCGAGGAGGGCTTGACAGTGGCCATTTGCTTCATTTGTGATAGCTTGGCTTGGTGCCCTTCTTCGCCCTGGGCGAGCCCCCTTTGGTGTTTTTCGGATTCCGCTTCCCGCGCAAAGGCTTGGGTGAGCTGTTGGTTCTGGAGGTTGGACTCGGTTTCGAGCTGTTTGGCCTGGAGCTTCAGTTGGCCTTCCGCCTGGGCGAGCCCCAGCTTGGACTGGGTGGCCGCGGCGTCCGACTGCATTTTGATCTGGGCGGCTTCGCCCTTTATCCGCCCCTCTTCCTGTTTGAGCTGGATTTTTAGCATGGCTTCCTCGCGCTTAGCCGCGAGTTCTTCTTGTTTGGCCTGGGTTTCCATTTGCAGTTTGAGCCGGGTCCCTTCGTCTGCTTGCGGATCCGGCGCGTTGTTGATCCTGGCGACTTCGAGGGCCGTTTGGGACCCGAGCTGGGCCACACCCATTCTGGTTTGCGAGTCCATTTGGGTTTTTTTGTCGGCGGCGACCGATTGGGGGTCGGGCTGTTGAAGGGCTTGCTGTTCCTCGGGGCTGAGGGGGCGGATTAGCGTGTAGAGCTGCTCGACACCGGAGGCGTCCTGCATGAATTTGAATAGCTCGGCGAAGTCTACTGTTTGTCCGGCGCGGTTAAGCCCCTGCATGAACGGTCCCGACATTAGGTATTGTGTCAGGAAGGGGAAGATCTGCATTAGCTTGTCGCGGGTCACCATTTTCGACGACGCGAGCATTTTGAAATTGACCGGCTGCCGAAAGGTGCCGCCGTCGATCCATTCTACGACGCCGTTATTGTCCTGCGAGGCGAATTTGTCAAAGCTGTTGACGTGATACCGGAGAAGCAGGTAGATTTTGTACAGCAGGGGCGTCATCAGGTAGTCTTCGATGTTTTTAACAATCGTTGACAAGCGGGAGGCGCTGCCTTGCAGTTGAGAATTCATGCCCGTCGCGGTACGATTGGCATTGCCGGGCCGCGGGATGCCTTGGCCGACGGCGTTAATCCCCGTGCTCTTCTCGGCCCCGATTTCCAAAAACGAAATGTCTGACATGACGTTGGTGGTGACTGGGGACGGCTGGAGTAGGGCGACGGCCTTGCTGGGATCGTTGCTGCCGGAGTTGAACACCATGCCCGGAGCCCACGCTCTTCGGTTTGGCGTCATGTTGTTGTTTTGGGCTTGTGACCGCGGCGGGTTTAGCGCCAGCGCGACTTCATCCAAATGGCCGTTGAATAGGCCTTCGATGGACTTCTGCTTGTCTTCTAGGACGTCCGCAAAACTTAACGCATACCATCTGTTCGGAAAGACAAAACAAGGGGCGAAGCAGAAGGGGAAGAAGTTGTAGGGGTTTTTGCCGTTGTAGGCGACCCATTGCCGGCCCAACACCCAGATGATCCGGGACATGCTGTAATACACCAGGACTTCGATGTAGTTGTTTGAGGCATTGGGGAGTACGTTGTCACTGGCGGGCTGATAGTTGACCCCACGATAGGCTTCTTGGGTGGCTTTTGTTTGGTCGCCATAGGGCGACGGGTTTGTTTTGGCCAGATATTGAAGAATCGAGTCCGAAGGGATCTCCATGCGCGAGTCGTCTCGCAGCTCGATAAGCTCGGCGACGGTCATGAGGCGTTTGCGGATGATGCTTCTAGCCCGATCGGTGGAGGGGTCGGATAGCGAGGGGTCGATGTAGATGTCGCGTAGGTCCACGCGGGAGATTTCAGGGCGCTTTTTAAGCTGGTTCCATTCGACGGCGATACCCCCGTTGCCGTACAGCAGGATGTCTTTGACCGCGAGGCCGATCTGCATTTCAGCGGTGCCGCCGTAGTCATCGCGGGCGTTTTGAACGACAAACCCTAAGGCCTTTTTTACCTTCCGGGCGTCTTCCGGGCGAGCCTCGCCTTCCGGCATGACAGAATACCATTCGTCCCCGAGGCCAAAGATGGCTTGGTGGATGGAGGGGATGGCCGCTTCTACGTGGTCGAAGACGAGCTTGTGGGACACGTTGGCCCGGGGGACGTTCGAGCCTTCCCAGACCCGCGAGGCCACGAAACCCGTGTACAGGGAGTCGCTGGCGGACCAGCGGTTGTCGTGGTTTCTGGTGCGGAAATTCTCGTAAGTGGCGTAGGTTTGGTTGACTAGGGTGAGCGCGTAGTCTTTTTCAAGTTTGTCCCGCTCGACCTCAAATTTCCCCTGGTCGAGGTCTACGGTGTTCAGTTGTACCGGGGCTTCTTGATTGGGCATTATGCGCGGACCTTGGGTTTTGCCGAGACCTCGGGGATGGCCTTAGGGATGGCCAGGAGAAGTTTGTTTGCCGGGTCTTCCTCAGCGAGATCAGGGGTTGATACAATGGGGGGCGTCGGGTGAGCCCCGGAGACGTTGTAGGCGAAGAGCGCCGCCGCGATAGCGGCCAGAAGGCCGGCCAGAGGTTGGATATTCTCGGCGTAGGGGAAGGGGCTGGGGTACTCGGCGATAATAGCCAGGGCAACGGCGATCATGCCAGGGAGAGTGGTCGGCTTAAAGTTGTACTTTTTCATGAAGGGGCCTATGGGTATTATAGCGTGAAGCTCTTGCGGGGCGCGTTGACTATCGAGTATTCGTCGTCGAGCCCCAGCAGCCGGGCCATGCTGGTGTCGTACTCTTGCGTGAGCGTGCGTCGGGTAAATTCTCGCCCGTGCCAGCCTTTGTTTTGCCAGAGGTCGGAGATGGCGTCAAGGATGTCGTCATGCTTCGCTGCCGGGAAGTTTTTCAGTTCTTCGAGCAGCTCGCTTTTGGTGAGAAGGTATTCCTCGCTGTCCACGGTGAGCCCCAGGTCGTCGAGAAAAATTAGCTCGTGGGCCCGGTAGGGGGGCTGGAGGGTTTGGGCGATGCGCTCTTCCTTGCCGACTTGGGTATCGCGCTTCACGAAGGTGATCGGAAGCGTAATGCCGTTCATGTCCATCTTGCGCTGGAGGGAAGATTTCATACCCCGGACGTAGCCGGTTTCTTCGATTTTAATGCTTCGGAGCTTGCCGTAGTGAGTGAGGGCCTCGTTTAGGATTTTTGAAATGGTTTGATCGGGAAGGAACTGCCCCATTATGATTTTGTCGATATAGCATTTGCCGTTGCCGGACCATGCGGCGACTATGATGACGGTGTAGTCGGCTTTTTTGTTAATGGTCTCCGCGGTGTCCACGGTGATTTCATACGCGGCCACTCTTATGTTCTGTTTGAAGTCCTTTCGGGAGATCCAGGTCGGGTAGGCGTGGTTGACGGGGAAGTAGGCGTCGCCGTCGGTCGGCATGGGCAACTGCTGCTGCTGGGTCATGTACATGAAGCGGTTTTTGCGTTTCATGCTGGCCAAGTCTTTGTTGGGGAAGCGGGTAGGCCAGCGGGATTTTGGCAAGCCGTCCTTGTCTATCACCTCGGGGCGGGTCAGCAGGGCCTCCATGGTGTATTCCTCGGGCTTGCCGCCCCATTCCCGGAAGGTCGCCCCCCGGATGAACATGTTCCACTCCTTCATGTCTTCCGTCGCTTTGTCCTCGTCTTCGATGATCTTCCCGTACAGGTCGTCCATGTGGTAGCGGGTGCCTTCCACGTCGATCCAGTACAGCGGGGAGATCAGCAGATTGTGCATCATGCCGAAGCTGTCTTTGACCTGCTGGAGCCCGTTGCCGGTGATGTTGGAGGGGTCTACGATGTCGGAGAACTTGATGAGGTCAAAGTGGTACCCGGCCATCCCTTTGTCGATAGAGCCGGCCACGACGGTGGGCTCCCGGCGTAAGGCCGTGATGCTGCGGGCCTCTGACGTGAACTGGGTCTGGGTGCCCCACTCCATGATGCGCTTCATGGGGCAGTGCTCGGGGAAGAGGGCCCGGAGGCGGGGGTTCCCCTGGAAGTGCTGTTTGATCTCGCGCAAAAACGCCTCAGCTTTTGCTGAGTTGCTTTGGACGATTAACAGTGCTATGTCGGGGTAGTTGATGATCCACTGGATGGTGTGCGCGATGATGTTGATGGTTGTTTTGAGAAACCCGCGGCTGTCGATAAGCAGCATCCGGCGGCGGCCTTCGAGGTCCAGCATGCGGGTGGGGCTGGTGAAGTACCATTTGCCGTCGATAATTCTGTCCGAGCTTCGCTGGGTCTCTACGTCGGGTAGGGGAAATTGTTGCAAATTGGCGATGACCGGCCCGTGCAGTTCTTCGCTGACGTCTTTGAAGCCCAGGACTTCGTTGCAGAGGAATTTCAAGTCAGTCCGGCACCGCCAGCGGGTTGTCACCAGCTTTTGGTAGACGTCTTCTGGTAGCTTTTTAAGATCGAATCGTTGTTCGCTCATCTGACGAGGGTAACCGGGGCTCCTATGGGCCAGAATTTGGTTTTTGTGACGTATTTTTGACCTATCTCAAGGCATGTCATGATGCCCATGAGGTGGTAGCCGCCGGGGTAGTGCTTTCGTTTGTGTGCCGCGGATATCCAGTCGGTTTCAGAGGGCTCCGCGGATAACATTGGCATGTCGAGGCCGATATACGGGTGCGAGTGGATGTCGCCGAAGACCTGATAGCCCGGATGGGCAGCCTCGGCGTCGCTAAACCACTCGGGGAGGATTACGATGTTCTCGGTGGTGGATTTTTTAAGCCGCGTGGGCGGGAAGTACAGCCGGTCGAGGTCGTACTCGCCGTTTGGGCCGCGCTTGCCAAGCAAAATCGCGACTTCTTCTAGGGGAAAGGCTTTCAGGACTGCTTTTCGAAACTCCCTGCGTAGCCGCTCGGGGAATCTCACCAAAACATCAGGCATCAAAGGCAGGGGCACCCTCCTAGTTTAGCCTGAAATGTAAGGGACGGTCCCGTTGCTCTCTTGGAGGTTGGGCCGGATGGGGGAGGTGAACTTCTCGAACCGGCGAACGAAGGATACCGGCATAGCGCCCCGCGGCCAGCTTTTCGGCATGGTTGCCCGGAAGGTGCTTTCGGCTTCTGGGTTGCCTACGAAGGGCAGCCAGAAGAGCACTGCGGGGACGAAGATGCCGCCGGCGAGCGCCGTAGCTCCTGGAAGGGCGGACCAGACCTGGGGGACTGAGAAGGTGCCGAAGGCAAACACCGGGATGGTGGAGTCGGCTAGCCAAACCATCGGGACGTTGAAGGTCGCCGATGCCAGTACCAAATACGAAGGCACCGCAGACCATACGAGAGCAACGGAGAAATTGCCCGTACCGCTAGTGCCCCCGCCAACTGCGCCGAGCTGGCCGCTGCCTAGCTGTAGGCCGCCGAGTTGGGAAATAGCGCTCATCGGGGGGTTAAGTGATTACCCACGAATTCAACAATACGCCGCATCCTACGGCGGAGTTTGAGTAAGCTCCCCAGTTGAGCCCCGTTGGTGTGAAAAAGTCAGCCGAGGTCATTGACATCAATTCGACAAAGTTTACGCCGTCTACTGAGATGAGCCCTTTTTTCAGGGTCCCATCGTCCGTAAGACGCAGACAAATCAGGCCTACTATTCCTTGGTTTCGGAAGTACTCACCCGCGTAGTTATTCGGACTGCTGAATTTGATTGATGCTACCTTGACCGGGTTGTCATTCGAGTACCCGAAGGTGATAGTTCCGCCGGTGGAGATGTTGTGGAAGCCGATAAAGCAGGAATTGCCAACATGATTCAGCATCGGCGTTATCCACGCGGTAAGCGTGTAGGGGGTAGCCGGCGCAGCAACATAGCGCGTGCGAAGCTCGACTCCGCCGGCGGGTGACCAGAGGAACTCGCTGCCGCTTGAGGCGGACACTGTTGCAGGGCCTTGGTTGCTCCAGCTAAAAGAGCTAGCCAGGGAGGTAGTTTGTGGGAAAATGGGCCCCCAGCGTTGCTGAGCGGCACCGGTGTCCCGGGAGATTGCAATTCCGTCGGTGGGGAAGTAGAGGTTGCCGGCCTTGGTAGCGCCGGGGATTGCGCTGACTAGCCCCGACTGGGAGATATCCGATCGGATCCCGTCAAGGGCCGCGGCGGTCAAAACCTCAGTAATGTCTGCCGCGGAGTTGTGATTGGCCGCGGTGGTGCCTTCTGTAGCCCCCACGACGGTAAATGTCGCGCCAGAGACTGCGGTTACCCGGAAAATCTCGTCGTCAACGCGAACGCGAAAAGTGCCCGCGGTGGGAAACGAGGCCGCCGAGGCGACGACAATCGAGGTGCCGCCGGCGGTATAACTTGAGGCGAGGGTAGATTCGCCTAGGGTGGTGTAGAGTTCTGGCATGCTGTTTAAACGTCAAACTTACCGGAGATCGAGCCCACGGCGAAGTTCAGAATGACTCCGATACCGATGACGAACGAGACCGTGAGAGGGAAGTAGTAGAGCAGATTGCCGCCGGTGCTGGCGTCAAAAATAGCCGCCCAGCCTACGGTCCCCCAGGAGGCAAGAGGGGTGGGGAAGGTGATGAGGTTGGTGTTTAGGGTTATGTTGCTCGCCGGGGCTCCAAAGGCGATGGTTTGTCGAGCGTAAGCGCCTCCTGTTACTTCAACGCCGGTGTTTGTGGGGCCGGGGTTGCTCGTGTAGAGGGCCACGTACAGCGGGGTGACTGGGGTGTACGCGGTATTCCTCAGCGTAGCGTTGAGCAGTTGGACATTGAGGTAGCTGGAGATAAACATGGTGGTTAGTTTTTGAAGTATGCGACGACGGACGCTTCCAGACCGACGCCACTGGCGACCCAGTTGAGCCCGCCTTGGAGCGTTAGCCCCTCGGGCCAGGAGAAGACTACAGTGCCCCCTGCGGCGACGCTGGTGACCCGTAGGGCAGCGCGGGGGGTTGCAGCTTTGTCAAACACGGTGATGGTGAGAGCCCCGCCGGTGCCGTTTGTGAGGGAGAGTTGGAAAAGCTGACCGTCTTGGGCAAAAAGATCGGCAGCTACAGTGGGGACTGCAACGATGAACCGAGGTACCTGATTAGGGTACCCCGCGTCAAAGTTTTTGCTGGATAGGGTTGCCATAGGGGGATCCTTACACGGCCACGCAAGTGAACGCTTGGGCCGCCGCCGGGGTGATTGTGGCCGCGGTAACATTGGCGACACGGCAAAGCACAGTGCCTGCGGTCGAGCACTGGCCAACGCCAGAGGGAATCAAGCCCGCTTCCAAGGCAGGAAGCTGGATGAGAAAGACTTGGCCAGGGACCGATTGCGGCACGGTAAAGGAAAAGTTAGGCGCGGTGGCCGCAAGTACTGCCTCCGGCGAGACGGTTCCTTCGAAAACGATTTGGCGCATTGCTGAGCCGACGATGATAGGCATGTGGATCTCCTAAGAATATGGTATCAGTTGAGGGTTACGTCAGGCACCACTATTAGGATGCCGCGTTGGATAGTTTTGCGCTTTCCGGTGGGGGTAAGCATTTGGATATCGTAGACGAGTTCGGTTTTGTTGAGAGGCACCAGGGAAGTAGCCGACGACGGGATGTCTACCCGGTACTGGCCGAGCAGGGCGTTGGTGATCGTGAGCTGGGGCGTGCCGGAGGTGAGTTGAAAGACCGCCGCCGAGTCAAGGTCTTTGACTGACCATTTAGCGGTGAAGATAAGCGTGGAGTCGGTCAGGTTGACTGGGAGGGAGTCAAGGATCACTGTCGCTTCGAATACATAGTCGTCCATTCGGACCATTTGAAAGTTGAGTGACAAGTTTTCTCTCCCATAGATGGGGTCGGTTGCGAATAAGTAGGGGTAGACCGGCGGAAAGGGTGGGTCTATGTAAACCGGAGGGGGGACGTTGGGGATTGCAACGATAAAACAGTCCTCTCCTTGCCAGTTTCCAATGCGCTCTTGGAATGTGATCCCGCCCAGGATAAATGATTTGCCCCGGGCGTCATCACCAGCAACTACGAAGATAGCCGCCGCCGGGTCGAACGGGGTAATGCCCGTCGGGGCGGAAGACTTAAACGGGACGAAAGTTACTGCGAATCCAAAAGCCATTAAGGAATCCTAACGCAAAAGGTACCCTGCACGTTGTTGGCGTCGCCGGCGTTGTCAACGGTCAGCGAATAGTAGTTTAGCCCGTTTAGAACTCCTTGCGTACCGATGGGTTCTTGCCGGTTCTCTACAAAGGAGTCGTACAATTGGCCAAAAACGAAGAAGGTGCCCGTCGGACTTGTCCCCCAGCCTATGATAGGTTCCGAGAACAAGGAGGTGTTGTCGTAGAAGGGTAGTCGTTTGCCGTTTAGGGCTGACGCCGCGAGCTGGGGCACTACGAATCTAAGCCCGCCAACGTTGGTGTTGTTTACACTGGCAAGCGTGACAGATCCGTTAAGAACCCAAGCGGCCTCGTACCCGCTGGACAAGCTGTTGCGGATAAACGAGGGCTCGTTCCCCCGGTTAATCCCAAAAAAGGCCTCACTGATGGTGCTCCCGATCTTCCCGACTAGCCCGCCGGAGGTATAAATGCCATTGCCTGCGATTGGGATGGTGAAGACGGTCGCGCTGATTACGGTTACGTTGAATTGGCCGTTCGCGGCGGTGTTAGTCAGCACTCCGCTGATGCAAACGTTGTCCCCACTTACGAGCCCGTGAGGTGTTGGAGTCTGGATTTGGATGGGGTTGGCATTTGAAGCCCCTGTGAGGGGCACTGGAGCCAAAAAGTCCAACAAATAGGGTACGCCGAAGCCTATGAAGCTGCCAAAGCCGGTAGAAGAGTCATTCTCGAAGGCAAAAAATTGCTTATTGTTCGCAATTACCCTCATATTGGGCACGGAGGCCACTCGCAGTATCATACCGTAGATATTATTGCCCGAATCCGAGCATCCGACGGTCAAGACTCCCGTGGTGGACTGCCCCGTTTCGTTTTGCACGATAAAACGGCACTGATTTCCACCTTCGGGGCTACTGTACCCGTAGACCTGGACTTTCATTCCTACGTTGTTCCCCGTCGAGGTCCAGTTATAGCCCCCGCCGATGAGTGGAAACCCGTTTGGGCTGTTGCATCCGTTGTAGAAGACGGCATTGGCGAGCGTTCCGGTGAAAACGTAGAAAGTGTTGCCGACGGGACCCGGCGTGTTGTAGAGGATCAGGAAGCGACCGGTGGTTAGGACCGGCGTGAGGTCAGCATTCAAGGGAGTCGAGGAAGAATACAAGGTACCCGAGCCCAGGCCGAGCTGCATGGCATAATACAGGTTTTGATACGTGTCTTGCGCGGTTGCTCCGATCAGCACCTGCCCGGGCAACAGGTTAGGCATCACCGTAAGGAAGGTGTAGGTGACCAGTCCTAGGGTGACGTTTTGGTTGTTGCTCGGTTGACCGGAGAAGATAATGGTATTCCGGGCGGCGACGGGAACCGAAGTCCACCCCGCCGCTACCAAAGTGGTGTTGATGTTGTTGAGGATTTGGGCCGTCGTACTGATGGAATACAAGTCATTACGGATGGTCCCGCCGGAAGGGATAATCGCCATGTGTTCCTCGGGGGATTAATTGCCTGCCGATCGGTCGTTTAGCGCGGCGCGAAGTGCGGAGCCGCCGGCCAAGCCCATCAGCAAGGTGGTGCTGCCGGGGAAGAGTTCGCCCGCCGGCTGAGTGAGCACGGTCCCGCCAGAGGCCGCGGTGCCGCCGAGTCGGACCAAGGGGGTGAAGACCCCGGTGCCATCGTCGGTCAGGGTAATATGGTACGCGCCCGTCGGATTGGTTGCGTAGCTGTTGAGAGCAGCGCGAAGAGCCGCGCCCCCGGCCAAGCCGAGCAGCAAAGTGGTGGTGCCCGGGAAGAGCTCGCCGGCGGGGATGGTAAGCAAGGTTCCGCCCGAGGCGGGAGTACCAATCCGGCGAACCGTGGGCGTAATGTTGCCCGATCCGTCATTGGCGAGGGTGATGTTGTAAGTGGACATGAGGTCTCCTAAGGGTAGAGTAGGCCGGGGTAGGCGGATGTTGACTATAATAAAAGCATGCCGAAGTACAAATTGAGCGAGGCGGATGTAAAGTGGGTGTGCCTCATGTGGGACACGGGCGTTTTGAACCAGAACCAGTTGGCGAAAGCTCTGGGGGTGACGCGGAGTCACATTTGCCGGTTGGTGGCCGGCGGGCGACGGGCCGCGATTACTTCCCGGTTCTGAAGAGGTTGAGCGCCGCGTCGAGAGCTTCTTGCTGCGCGATCCGGGGGTGTTTGGGCCGGTCCATTTTCCAGGAGAGCTCCGAGAAGGCGTCGGAAGGGACTTTGCGGGTTAGCTTGGGGGAGATAGCCGGCAGGGTGTCCAGGGCTTCGGAGGTGATGGCCTCTCGAAGGTTCTGCTGCGCTACACCTCGTTTTACGGGAAGGGAGTCCCTGAGTGGCGGGACAGCTTGGTCAATTCCCATCATGAACTTGTGGATCTTGTCAAACACCGAGGATTTTCCGCTAGAAGAAGAAGAAGATATGGGTTTTTCAGTACCGTAGAATTTGGGCTTTCTCTTCCTGGAGAAGTCGTAGGCGTCTTTGGGGTTGAAGCCTCCCTCGGAGATCATGTAGTCCTGGAGATTACGGAACTCCTCTAAGCCGTCGGCACCGGTTTTGCCGGCTTTGAAGGCCCGGCGCTCAATCGGCTGATTGGCGTATACCTCGTAGGCGTATTCAGGGCTGAAGCCCATTTCCTGTAAGGTGCCTACATCTTGGTAGTTTGTAAAAGAGTCCTTTTTCAGATTGTTACGACCGAGCCGTTTGTGATCCACCGCATGTTGGGTTTCATGCGCGAGGGTTTCAACAAGTTTGGGAAGTTTTGGACCGTCTCCTACAACTATTGCATTGGCTTGGGGGTAGAAACTGCCGTAGGTGCTTGTATCGTGATTCAAATCCTTACGCAGTCCCACAATCTTAGCCGCCTTGCTACGGTTAGGGTACCTCGCCGTCATATAGGCCATCGCGTCGGCTAGGTCTCCGCTTAGCCTAGGGTCGATGGTCTTTCGAGCGTCTTTCATTTTGGCCGTGAATTTCCCGAGGTTTTTCCCGGTCGGGATCATCGCCGGGAGATACTCGGCCCCGCTGCCCGTGGGGGTCAGTTGGCCTAGGGCCTCCATGAGGGGGTCTCTGGCCCCGCTGACCATGGTAGCGACGTCTCCCCAGCCGGCCATGAGGCCGTCCCCTCCAGACTCGACCTCGCCACGCAGCTTGGCCATTCTGGCGTCTGTAGTGCCCTGTGAGGCTATCCGGTTGCCCTGGAGGTTCCGGGGGGCCGATCGGTTTTCCTCAGCGGCCCTAGCGAGGTAGTTTTCTAAGAGTCTGGGGTCTGGCATTGGTATTATTCCGGGGGACGCCGGTCTCCCATGATATCGTTAACTATTCTGCGACGACCCGGCTGGGAGGTATCCATCAATTCATCCCTGGCGTATTCGGCTTCTCTTTGAGGGGAAGGTTGCATAAGCTCCATTATCTTATCCAGGATACCATTCAGCGGTCGGTTAGGTTGGCCAAGTTTGAGCGATTTGTTGATGTCCTTGTTTTGCTTTCCAGTGTCGGATAGCATGTAGGCTTCGAATTCACGATCGTTGTACCCTTCGGGGAAGGCACTGACGGCTTTACGCCCCTGAGACCTATTAGTCCAGAGCTTCTTCATTGTAGGGCCAATCAGGTGGGGTTCCATGTTTTGGAGTACGTGCATCAGCTCATGCTTCATAGTGCCCCCGAATTCGTCCACCATGTCGTCCATGGTCTTGCCCTGCGCCTTGGCCTTTTCGTGACTAAACGACCGCGAGCCCTTGGGTATGGTGATAGCGCTGTTGGAGGGGGAAAAGGTGTCGGTCACTCGGGTGGTAGTCGCGCCGATGTTGGAGGGCAGGGTTTTTTCGAATATCGGCGTTTTAAACCGTCGATCATAAGCCACGGGCCTGTCCATCGCGAAGTGCATGTTACCCAACATCTCGTAGGGTTCGAGCTCCTTGTTAATTCGTTTCTGGCGGTCGCGTTTTTGTTTTGGTGTAGGCTCGGGCATGATTATTCCTGTAGCCGGCGGGGGTTGTTCATATTTTCTATGATTTTGCGATGGCCCGGCTGGTAGGTATTCAACAATTCATTTCGGGCCTCTTCAAGCTCTCTTCGAGGGGAAGGTCTAAAATACTCCAGCATCCTTTCCATCGTATTGGTTAGATGCCGGTTGGCAGTGCCAAGACCCAGCGCCTCATTGAGCTGCGGATTATCTTTTGCGGTATCCGAAAGCAAATACGCTTCGAATTCGTCGCCGTCGTACCCGGTAGGCTGGAATTTCCTCATGAGTCTCTTCCCAGCAGAGTTGTTATCTCTCAGTTTACTGAGGGACTTATAATTCTGGTCGGGTACCATGTTTTGGAGCACATGAATCATTTCGTGGTTCATGGTGGACTTGTGAGAGTCCATCATCTCTTCCATGGTCCTGCCACCCGGCGTATTTTCGTCACTGGGGCTGAACGATCGCAATTTACGATCCAGCGGTAGGGTAATTTTGCTGTGAGTCGGAGAGGCCGAGCTCACCCTCGTGGTAACTCCCCGAGCGCCGCCAGTGTCACCTTCTGTTATCGGCGTTTTATACAGGCGATCATATGCAATTCGTTTATTAAACAGAGTTGACATGGTACCAGCAATTTCGTACTTTTTCTCGCTACGGGTTATGTCTCTTTGCTGGTCACGTTTTTGTTTTGGAGTAAGTTCTGCCATAGTTATTCCTGTAGCCCGGCGCAGCCGGGTCCCCTCATGCAAGTCAGCCTTGCATTCTTCGAGCGTATCTCGCTACCCTGTGCCCCCTTCGTGGGCACCCGGTTTGTAGAAAAAGTACTCATTTTTTTGTACGAGTCTGCGAAGGGTATGGTGCTTTTGGAAGATAGTTCGGGTTACCTTGCTCAAACTTTAGGATATCCTCCCAGTCCCGCGACCCTTTGGCCGCACTTTTTACGCCGCCGTAGCCTTGGTGCTTCAGGGATTGGTAGAGGGATTGGGTGAGCTCTTGCGGGATGGTGCCGAGGATTTCGGCGTTTGACCCGCCGCCTTTGCCTAGACTTTCGGCCCAGTTACGCAGCCACTCGGGCTTGTCGAGCTTGCCCGGGTACCACGCCCCCATGAAGTCCTTCATTTCGGATATGAGGGATTTTCGAGCCGAGGCTGACATGCTTTTGGCTTCGTCAAAAAGCGGTAGGAGTTTTCCGGGGCCGGATGCCTTGGCGAGCGCGGTGGAGGCTTTGTATACCGGGAAGGCCATGCTGTTTAGCAAACCGGCCTCGGGACCCCCAAAAGGACCGAGCATGTCGGCGTAGCCTTCCATTTGGCCGTCGCGGGCTCGGGCGGCGCTGGTCAAAGCATCCACGCGGGCCTGCGCCCTGGGGTCAATTTTGCTACGTGGATCCATGAGAGTATTTTAGCAGCCGGGGGGCTATCGCCGGGGAGACCGCCGGGGGGACCCCCTTCGGGGCCACGCTCGGACCCCCTTCGGGGGTTGACAGGGCCGGGCCGCCGGCGGTAAAATTACCTCGCGGGCTACCTCCCCTCCGGCTACCTCTCGTGCCCCTCTCGTGCCCCCTTCGGGGGCGGGGGGCGGGGGGCCGCGGGCTCGTTTACACACCTCTCACTTCTGATCCTAATTTTTTTTGCAAAAATTTCCAAACCCCGTCCGTCACCTAAGTGCCGTTCCGTCACTTACTCGATGTTACTAAGTCACTTACTAAGTCGGGGGGTCGGGTCCCCCCCATCTGACTTACTCATGTTACTAAGTCAAGTAAGTCGATGTTACTAAGTGGTGTAAGTGGGTGTTACTAAGTGGTGGCGCGGGTTACTCGGGACGGTGAGCGGTGGCAGGTAGCGGCGGTGGCGAAGGGTGAGCGGCAGGGTGAGCGGCGGTAGTAGGGGAGTAGTGCCAATAGGGGTGTGAGGGTTCCACGTGGAACAGGTATGCTCATCATACCAGTAGATGAGTAGGCGAAAAAAAGCCGCCCGTCCGGTGAGGGATAGGGCGGCCTTAGAGGGAGGCGATTAGCGGGAGGGATATCAACGTCGTGCTAGCAGACTTAGATACGGGATACCCCGCTGTGTAATGGTCAATGCGCCGTGCGAACGAGCCATATCGGCGTCTGTCATATAGATGTCTAGTTCATTCTCCCTGCTGTCCACTTGCGCCTGTAGCGCATTGAATGCCTTGATGGTGGCGTTGGCGCGTTCTGACATTGATGCGCGTGCAGCTAGCTTGAGTGTCGCGCTGGATTGCACTCTCATGTAGTCCGGCGGGGCGCTGGGTACCAGTCCACCGTGGAAGTCAGTCACTTCAGGTTCTGAGATATCAAACGGGATGCCGTGACGCTGCCGTCGCATGTTGTTATCAACCTTTTTCACTTGCCACTCCGCAATCAAGCTTAAAAAGTATGCGCGGCGTTTCATCTCAGCTTTAGACGGCTTGAGTGGATCGGGTAGTATCGCAACAGGCCGACAAAACCACGACCGTCGTGATTCGATGAATCCAGCGTTGCGGCCTGTGTTAGCGTCTAGTTTTTCGTCTGGAGTGTTGGGGCGGTGAACTAGGATATCGTTCGGTTTGCGCATTGCCGATAACAGCTCCGAGTATAGGATTATGTGATTCCGGTTGTGGTCTGATAGTCCGGTTGGATTGGAGGCAAGTGCTAATTGTTCTTGGGCGCTGATGATTGGCGCGGTTGATTCAATGTATCTCGGAGTTGCCAACACGATGAATCGTCTTTGCAGATCGAGCATGATGGCGAGTTGGCGTTCATCGCGTGCTATTTTCCAGGCGGGTACCTTGCCTGCCAAAACGCAATGCTTCGGATCAATGGGCAAGTGGACCGATGGAATGATCTTTTTTGCGCGACGGTATTCGGCTTGACGTTTAGCGTCGTAGCGCTGCTTCTCTTCAATAGACATTTTCATGACTGTGAGTCTCCTTGGGGCCGCGTTGAAAGCGGTAGATTCAAGGTTAACAAGATGTCGGAAAAGCTGTCAAGCATTGCGACATATTTATTTTCAGACGTTCGGTGAGGCGTTCGGTGAGGCGTTCGGTGAGGGCGCG